GGGGCAAGGTTTTGCTCTAAAGGCCGCAGAATAACTTTGTTGTCTGGCGCCGCACGCATGCCGATTAAAAGGAAATCCGCTCAACCGCATTTCAAAGTAAAAAACCATAAAGACGTAAAATCAGAAATCAGAAAATTGATCTGAAGCTAGTTTGATTACTCATTAGAGGGCTACCCGCACGACCTCTTAAAAAAAGGTAACGCGGAGAGGTTATGCGCCTCTGGGGCCGCCGGGATTTACGTTAGATTTGCAGGTAACGTGAGGCAGGATGCCGAACGAGGCTCCATACGGACATGGATGTGTAGCGCGTCGCTTAATTTTAGACAGGCAGACGCTTAACTTTAGACGGTTTTAATCCGCTATTTCGTGCGCTATCTACATCGCCCTAGCTTAGCGGAGCTGGTTTATATCTTTTCAACGTAGAGGGGGGATGACGTCGAAGTTCCCCATGTCGAGGACCAAACAACAAATGTTCTCGATGAACCTCCGCCTATAGGGGTGATTGTAACCTCATCGCCCGGTGTGTTTGATGGAGCACCATTGTCGTCAATGCGATACCACGGAACATTACTGTGCATTTTGCCCGCGATTACGCGTCCAGACCCCACCCATGGCTTATGAAAAACATACGGCGTTGATTCGTCATTCTGCTCAATTGCAGCTTGAGACAAATCCCCATCAACCCACGCGAAATTTGCACCGATCGTTGCTTTAATTCCGTAATTGCCCGTGTTATCTATTGAACTTCCTGCGAACGTGTTCATGAACACATCATCATCAGTCCAAGGGTTCGGCAGAGGTAATGCCGCAGATGGATATGATGGTGAACCAAAACTTGCAGATGCAATATACCCGCAGAGCGGGCACCAGTCTTCATCTGGCGACGGAACCCTTTTTAAATTCTGATTCCACTCAAATTCAAATAATCGTAAAGAATAAGCATTGCTTTGATGGGCACTCATCAACCCAAGGCACTGCGCATTTGCACTTATGTAAAAATAAAATGCCGTGTCATTTTTGAGATTCAATCCACTACTAGAACTCATATAGTATTGAACTTCGTAATTGTTTTTCGTATTTAGCAAACTATACGTTGTAGATACAGCATCAGAAATAGCAACAGTATACGCTCCCGTTGAAAGAGTTAGACGAAATAGTACATATTTTCTTTTTGTTGTTGCACCACTGTTCAACGACGACAGAGTGTAATAAATAGAACCGTTTGAGTGCGTATCGTCACGACTTTCTAACGTCCAGCCCGCAGCCACTGACGATACAATATGACCTTCAGCGCCCAGTGACGCCACAGTTAAATTGTTAACATCGGTTTCGCCGCATAGCACAGCAACTATGTCATCAAACATGTCGGCATAGCTTAATGTGCCATTCGAAACACCATCGAAATATAGTTTTGCGTGCATAGGTAGCTCTCTTTAAATTAAGACTAAATCTGAGTTCGTAGGAGTATCTTGATGACCGATAATGTCACCCAATACATTTATGTAAGCGTTACCCGGATTACCGGTTATTTGTGCAGTGCCAACGAGAAACATCAATTCTGACTGCATTGGTATATCGCCGTTGTATATAGTTACTGGCGGAATGCGGTATACGATTAAAAGTTTATGAGCATGAAAATAGCGGCGAACGGTTTGTTCAATTTTATTGAGTATTTCTGTGGGTACGTCATCAGTTGGCATTACTAGCTCAACTACGAACATCCAATCAGTGCCCCAAAAATAGCCGCCAAAGTCTTCACCAAACACTGCTTCTTGGTATTCTTTGATCGTTGCAGTGACTCCGTAGGCTGTCGCTATCGATAAATAAAACGCACGTGATTGGCTGCCATATACTGAATATGCCGCTTTCAGATCAGTAAGCCGCTGATCAAATTCCGTTGAGCTATTCAACCCGTAATCTGCTTCCCATTGCTCTAATAGCTCACTAACACCACTCGGCAATGACTCTTTGATGAGCTGATTGCCACGAGTATCGATGCGCGCAAATTCTTCTGCCAGCCCACGCATGAGCAAGGCGATTGCGCTGTCGTCGTCGCGGTGCCACGCGGAACCAGTCGGCAGTAATTGAAGCAATACATCTGTGTAATTATTAATATCCATCAGTATTTTATGCAGCACATTGTTGCGATGTTTTTAACGCGAGTTTCTGTTCCACCGGCGCTATTTATCGTTACCGTGTGGCTATGACTACCCGCCGAATTGACTGTCACAGTGTGACCGTGATTGCCAGCGCCTTCTGTTGTGTGTAATTCATTTTGCGAATTATCCATCGTTCCGCCAATCGTCGAAGACCCCGCGCCAACGTTCCCGTTATTGAGATTTTTTTCAAGAACTGTGTAGTTGTGAGAGTGACTTCCAGCTGATTCCGTTGATGCTGAGTGACTGTGCGAGCCTGCTGATTCCGTTGATGCGGTATGGCCGTGTAATTTATTTTGATCGTCTTGGTTTGATCCAATGACCCTGCCGGTATCTATCGCTTTACCGTCATCCCAGTTGCGCAAATGTACCCCCCGTAAATCTGGCAAACTGAATGTTGTTGAGCCGTTACCGGGGCCAAATTGCCCGTCAGTTTTTGCGCCTTCGTTTGCGGCTATATTGCTGCTGCTCTGCGCATACGACCACAGATACGAATATTCGATTCTGCTAACTGTTTGGCCATTCGCTTTTAGCCAGCCAGCAGGAACAGTAGTGCCAGGAAAATTTGATATTTGACCTGCGGTCTGTGATGAAACGACGCTTTTTGCGATATTCCCTATTGCTGTAAATAACTGATCAAATGTCGCTTCATTAGGTGTTACATCTCCCCCAGCAATAACGTTTAATAATTCATCGTAAACTGCGTTTTGATATGCCGCACTGTTCTTGCTCGGCGGCACTCCGGCGACAGGGTCGCCGTCTGTGAACTTACCGCCAACTAAGCGGGCGTTACTGTCGGATACTGGATAATCCATCGTTTAAACTCCTACGCTGGCCATGTGATCGTGCCGAGCACGATCAATTGATTAGGTGTTGATATGACGTTTTCGCTTAGATCGATGATGTGATCTGTTTCGCCCGCCGCGCCAGATATTGCTTCGCCGATTGCTGACAGTGTGAGTGTGCCGCCCGGCGTTGCTGCGCGCTTGATGAGATCGTCTAGTTCTGCTTCGATGGCTAAACGCACGTCTGATATGTCGGGCGTAATGCTTGTGAAGGTGATGTCTAGCGGTGCTGCGACGGTCGTTGCAACGTTAAATCCGGCCATGCCCGCTGGGCGGACGCTGTCGATGTAATCTTGCACTGCGTTGATGTGTGCAGCCGTTGGAATTGGTGTTGATAAGTCGTCTGTTGTGAAGCGTACAACGACTGTACCAAGGCCATTTTCGTTGGGGTAACTCCATGCACGGGTGACATCCACATGCGCTTCTTTTGCCCAGGTAATATAGTCGTTTGCATTGCCGCCCATCGGTGGGTTTTGTCGGCGATCAGCTAGGCGTTCGCGCACTCGGCTGATTAGCTCTGCTTCTGCGCCGCCGCTGATTTCAACTACGGTTGCAGTGGTATCTGCACCAGCAATTGTTGATGCAATAGTGAGTGTTTTACCGGCTGTTAAATTGCCGTTTATGCCTGGTTCAACGGCTCTTAAATTGAGCGTTGTGGATCCACTTTCAGCGGTCGCGGATTCAGTGACTCGCCATGCAATTTGGTCTTTGGTGAATATGGTTTCTGCGAGTATGACTATGCCGTCTGTTGCCGCAATTGTTGCTGTTCCGGCAGCACGAGTTGCGGCGATTTGATAGATGCCCATTTCGGCTGCGCGACGCAATAGATTTTCGTCGGCGGCGGTGTCGTCAAACAACTGATCGCGGTTGTAATCTAAGTGCGTGTGCAGGCCGTAACATGCCCCCGCATGGGCTTGTGCGATGGGGTAATAAATGTCACCGCGCGCGGTTGCAGATTCGCCGCTGTTGCGTTCAATGTCCGCAGCGATACGAGCCTTTAATGTTGCGAGTTGTGGACGCTCAAATGGCATAGGTTTGCTCCATGATTATTTGCTCCCACGTACCATTATTTAATTGGCAATTGAGCTGGTATGCGAGGCGATCTAGCCCGTTGCGTTCTACCGTTACTTTGATTGCTAACAGATCACCGGCATCGATCATCCACTGGACAGCTTCGGTGATGTAGTTGCGGGCTTTGTTGATTGTGTTTGTAGTGATTTTTGAGCGGCCTAATAGCCATAATTTACTGCCTAGGCTTTGACCGGACGGCAGGTGCATATCGCCCCAGTAGCCGCGATTTTTTTCGCCATTGGGTAGCTCGTCGTCGTTAACGCTGGCGTCTGTAAATAGCGATATTGCGATGGCCGTGGTTAGCTTTGTGAGCTGCGTTGCGGGCTGCGGAACAACGTCTAAACGCTGATTATTTGAGTCCCAGATCAGGACTAGAATTTGACTCATTGCGCGCCTCCTGAAACTTGCGGATTACCATCGTCGGTGTAGCTGTGCGCATGCGTATCGAACGCAATACCGTTAACCGTTAATGATGCAAGGGTTGCCGCGCCTGCTATTCCTGCGGTACCAACGACGACTAAATTGGCCGCTAAGGCAGTATCGCCAGCAACACCTAAGGTGCTTTGCAATAGAGTTGCGCCAGCCACTTTTAGGGTTCCGGTCATCTCAACTTGAGGGCTATCGACAATCACTTTTGTGTTGCTTTTTAATGTTGCTGTGCCGTCGTTTTTTAAGTGCAAGTAGTCAGCGTTTTGGTTGTAAATAGCAACGTCGCCTTCTTCGATTTTCATGCGATAGCGACGATCTCCGACTTGCAAACCAACTGAGTGCGAACCATTGCCACCAAACGCTAAAACCAAACACTCTGCACCGGCAGGGGCGTGGCTTGTAAAACCGAACGGCTCTAGGTGTTCGATGTCTGCCAGTTCGTTTCCTCCTGGCACCTTCACTTGTAGTAAACGCACTTTAGATTCGTATTTAACACGGGTTAAAACGCTGCGTTGCACAAGCATTTTAATGCGTCGGGCCAGCGGGTTTGCAAATGCCGTTATGGTGCGGACTAATTGAGCGCGGGTCATAGAGTGCCCCCGCTGGTTGACTCAGGCTGTGTGATCAGATCAAACGCGGCTTTAGGCATGACGGTTAGCGTGCTGGTGCGGCCAGATCGTGCAGTTAGATTAGTGGTTACTGCGGTAATCAGGCGTTGTGCATTATCTAAGCCGCTGAACTTATCGGTTACGCGCACCAATTCGTTAGGCATCCAGATCCGGCCCTCATCGCCCGCCTGACGCCAGCCATGCATTGTGTAGTTGATGCTGCGGCTGCGACCGTAGTTAACGCGACGTTGCCATTCGGCGCGTGCTTGGCATGCCGCGCTATCGACTGACTGATCGGTAACGATGACTGACGGACGATAGCGACGTGCATCGCCAGCGATGGTGCTTTTGCTTTGGCTGTTTGCTTCTGCGCTGAGCGTTGCCCAGTTTGCCGCTTGGCCTGCGACTGTGTACTCGGAAAATAGCGAACGATGGCTACGCTTGGCACTGGCTGCTTTGATGTTTGTGCCCAACAAGAGAGGCACATCGGCATTGCCGGTGCCGGATCGGGTGATGACTAAATTGCCAGCGGAATCTGATACCAACAATACGGCGCGAATGCGTGCGAGTTCTTCTAGCGCTTCCCAGATCAGCTGGCCAGCATCTAAGGTTAAATCGGTGGCGGTAAATGCTTGGTTGGCGGCAGACGTTGCGCTGTTATCTACCAGCACGCTAATGGCAAACGGATTGCACAGCTGGCGCGCAACACTTAAGAGCGTTTGACCGGCTTTGATTTGCTGGCCAGTGGTTGAGCAGTCGGCTAGGTCGCCACATTTACTACGGCCAATCACTGTGATTTCGTGCGTTTTTGCATCGTAGTCGACGTTGATGTCGTCGACTGCGCCAGTTAGCACTAGGTCATCATCTATATAGGCTTGGCAGCTCATGCCGTCTTGTACGTCAAATACACCGGCGTTGGTGTTTAGATCTGGGGCTATCTTAAGTTCAAACTGATGCGGCCCTTGCTCGATGCTGCGTAGTAATACAACGTCTTTAAAACCTATGTAATTGCGACCGTCGACACGTAACACTAATTCACTCATTTCAGCACCTCGATGTCTTTACCGGCGGGCATAAACAAAGGGTTGGCGATGCTGTTGCGGCTGACTAATTCGTCTGCCTTTGTGGCATCGCCATATACTTGATGTGCAATCACGAGCGCAGGTAATGACGTGCGACGTTGAATGTATTCAATTTTATTTAGACCTGGTGCGAGTTGTTCGACGCGCTTGTAGAGTGCGGTTTGTAGCTCGGTGATTGCCGCGTATTCGCTGTAGCTTAATGTGGTGGCGGCTGATTGATCGTCTAGCTCTGCGAGCAGTGCATCGCGTATTGCGATGGCATCGTCGTAGCTTGTAAATAATACGTCGTCTGCAGCGATGGCTTGGGCCATTGATACTACGGCGATAGAGCCGAGTGCTGTACCAATTAACTCTTGGTTATCTGCCATTGCCGCGCGGTTTTGTGTTGCCACGCCATTGGCGGCGGTGCGTGATATAGGGCTGGTGATTTTAAAACCTGCGAGCAACTGATCGTACACACCAAACGCGGTTTTAATATCGCTAGCAATACCAATAAAACTACTGACTACGCCTGCCACTGTGCTTATTAATGTCGCAGGGGTTTGGATGAGGTTTGCTAGCTCGTTGCCGAGATCGTCGATGTCTGACGATATATCTTCGACTTGGGCGACCGCTGCATTTATTTTGCCGTTGATTTTACGGATGGCATCAGTAGCGGTATTGAGTTGATCTAGCGCAGAGTTACGCACAAATTCAGGCTGACCGGACGTGTTAAAATTCGCGACAAATTGAGCGGTGGTTTGTGCCAGGCACTGAGTTGCAGCATCGACCAATGCATCGGCAGTGTTGGCCGAAAAGACAGGCGCGCCACGGCCCGCTTTAACGTAATTTATATTAAATGAGCAGTAGCCACCTTGGCGGCTGGTAATTGACCACGAATAATCAACAACGCGTATTGAGAGTGAGCCAAGGTATGGATGTACCAGCGTTGCGACACTCGGCTGATCCAGCGCAGCTATTAATGTATCGCGGGCGATGTCGTAGTCGTCACCGATTAAAAAAGCTTGGAATGAAAACTGGCCAGACTTTTTGCCGAGGTCTTCGGTGTCGTGGTCTTCTTGCAGTGGGTATTCGTGTACGACGACATTGCGACCGCCTGAGCCTGTCGCTTGATTGACGTGAAACTCGATGCCACGGAATGAAGCTTTTTGTAGACGATTGCGCCACGACATTAGGCACCTCCTGGCAACATGCTGGCACCGGAAATATCCACATCCATATTTTCTGCGTTCGGGGCTTTAATGCTGATGCGATCGTCACTGACTTTAATATCTAATTGAGTGCGTTCGCGTGATGCCTCACGACGTGAGCGACGAGATGAACTAGGTTTAAATTCTGCAAGATCAGGATCAGCATCTAATGCCGCTCGTGCAACTTCACTGCCGAGCGCTGCCATGAGTTGGGCTGTAAAACGCCCAATGCTTTTTTTAGTGTTGTCGCTCAGCATCGGATTTATAACGTGTTCGCCGATCTCCCAACCTGCGGCACCTGCCGCCAAAACAGGGACGGCGCGAGTACCAAAAAAAGCACCTGCGCGACCTAATACCCCCGCACTTGCAGCTGCGCCTGCTGGTGCTGGCAAACGAGGCACGGACGCACCACGGCCACCGGGTAGGCGTGACATTAAATCCCCAGAACCAAAGCCTATACCGGGCATGTTGACGACATAAACAGGCTGAACACCTGCCAGCTCTTCTAGGCCTTTACCTACTGCAACACCGGCACCTAAGCTGCCGAGCTTGCCGAGTAATTTACCGCTGCCTTTTAATAGCAGCGCGCCGCCTAATATACCTGCGGCACCTCCGGCTAATAATTCGCCGCCACTGAATTTTTTGTCATCTAATAGGTATTTAATCGCGTCTTGTATTGTTTCGTTGATTGGCTGGGCAAAGCCGTCTGCGGCTTCTTTTAATACGGATTTAAGACGCGATACTTGATCTACTGAGTTTTCTAATGCGCCACTTAAATCGTTGGCAATGGTGCCACCGGCGTTGGCAATTTCTGCGCTCATTTGGCGGGCTTGGCTTAATGTATTGCCGCTTAGTAATACGCGAAGACCGCGCATTGTGTCTAAATCCACCTCACCAAATGCCAAGCTTAAACCTTGATCGCGCTGGGCATCGGTTTTGAATTTTTGATAACCCGCCGCGATGTCATCCAGTACATCGAGTGCGGCGCGGCGTTCGCCTTCGGCATTGTAAAAAGTAACGCCGGTTGCTTGTGCTGCTTTATCTAAATACTTTTGATTGGTAAATATGCGTAGCGTTGAATCGACCAATGTTGCAAGGCGTTCGGGGTTGCGCTCCATTAGCGACAATTGTTCGATTAAGCCGAGGGTTTGATCAAACTCCAAACCTGCCGCATTTGCATTAATGCCAACCCGCGCAAAAATAGCTGAAAGGTCTTCTAGTTCGGCATTACCCAAGCGGCCCGCTTTTGTCATACGGTCGAGAATATCAACCGAGTTTTCAGCCTTAGATAAATCAAAATCAAAGGACTGTGCGGCAACAGTTAATGCACCGGATAGAACTTCCGCTTGTGAGCCTGTAACGGCCATTGCTGGGTTGATTGCTTTAATGGTTGCTAGTGCTTCGGCCCAACCTTGGCCCGCTTGAATTAAATTATTAAAGCCGCCCAACAGTGAATCTAATGACTGACCTGTTTGCAGTGCCATCAAAAATAATTCTTTGCGCAGATCGGCTGTTTGCTCTGCTGTTGCCCCTGCAGTTTGCTGAATATTAATTAGCTTTTTATCTAACTGTGCTGAGTCGATAACTTGTCGATACCCCGCATACGCTGCACCAGCACCTGCAACCACAGCCGCAGTATGACCGGCTAAGCCGTCCAGATTGCGGCCAGCGCTTTGTGCTGCCATGCTCATGCGGCCAAGGTCACGCTGACCGCGCTGGCTAAAACCCGACAACGAGCGGCCATATTGCTGCGCTCGCTGGGTTAGGTTTCCGGCTAGATCTATAACAACACTGGTGCGAAGTTCGGTCATTATTTGCGCCTATTGTTTACGACTATTTAAAGCGTGATTGAATGCGGTTTAATGGTTCTTTTCTTATGGCTTGCAGGTCGGTAATGCTCATGCCTTTTTTTAATAAATTACTTTCCATTTGCTCTAACTCATTCGCCAGAGCTATCGCTTCGCCCCCGTTGCGTCACCTCGGGGGACGCGCTGTGAGCTAATGCTGTGAGCTTGTCGCTTAGTTCAGTGGTACTGATTGCTCCGGCTGCAACGTCGGCATACAGATTTAATATGGCTAAATCTTCTTCGTGCAGCAGCGCAAACATTGACGGCTCTAATGGGCCTGCAATAACTCCAATTTTTTTAATTTGTTGGCATAGCATCAGCACACCTAAGCGCGCTGGGCTTTCGACACACACGGGCGTCATGCGGCCATTAATATTGCTAATGACAACTTTCTCTGAGGCTTCTTTCGCCTCCATTATTTGCCCGGCGGTTAAGTGGGTATGAAGCTCAAAATTGATTTGTGCTTCATCACCCACTTTTAAGCCGTGCTTTAACGTGCCTGTAATTACTGACATATCAGCTCACCGCGTCTGTGCGTAAACCATTAAAGTCAAAGCTGATCATGCCGTTGCTTTGAGAGCATGGCGCTGGCGTATAGCTGCCGCTTTGGATGTAGGTTTTGCCGTTGTCGTCTTGGATGGTGACGTTGACGTTAGTGAGTGCGTTGATTTGCTCCATGCTCACGGTGCCATCGTTCGGGACTTGTATACCGGTGATTTTTGGCTCCACAAGCTCTTCGCTGAAACCCACGGGGCCGTTGTCCGCATTTACTGGTGTGCGGTTATTGCCGCCCAGGGTAAATGTTGCGCCGGGCATGGCATTGATACGCCCAACGCCATCAACATCAAAAAATAGTTTTTTAGCAACTTTAGACATGACTTACCCCTTACAGAATGAATTGTGTTTTGCCTGCGAACACGCGGGCCTGATTAACGAGGTTTGGCGTGCCACGCCAGTTGATGCGGTTACGATCGGAGATGTCGCGTTCAACAATTAAGTTTGCAACGTATTCGTCAAACCCTTCTGCCCAGCCGCGTGATTCAAATTCACGGTAAAGCGCGATCAATGTCGCTTTAACTAACTTGGGCGTCACGATCGCTTGGCCCGCACCGTAATTTGTGCCGTCGTCAGCGAGCTTATGGCGTGGGTAGTTTTGCGCGATGGTTGCGCGTTGTTCGTAGCGAATACGCTCTAGTGTTTCGGGTGTATTAATGTCGAGATAGGAGGCATCAGGCAAACCGGACGCATTTAATTGATACGTTGTGATTTGACGTTCAATACGACACGTTCCGTCTGGATCGACTTTGTACGTTGCAATGCCGTCGTAAAGTAATGAATCACGTTCTTCACGTTTCCAGCTTCCAAACTTTGGCGGCAGCATGCCTACCAGTTTTAACGTTTGCAGTGGGCGTGCAGGATCTATCGCGAGATTAAATGCTGCGACTGCGCCGTTAATTGCAGCAACTTCATAGACCGGCGTTGGTGCGCCGTTAGTACCCAGCACAGACAAGTGCGGCGAGTTATGGCCTTCGCCAAATGTTGCGGTACCAGAGAGCGTTCCACTGTATGCAGAGAACGCACGAGCGCCTTGCTGAACCAGCGGGCCGTAGCGATTATCTAACTCGGTTTTGAGCGCTAATAAATTCGCCGTGTCTGTATAAGGCATGACGATCCAGTTGTACCAAACGTCACCCATCGCATCGATCGCGGTGGTTGCGTCCGGGTTGCCTGCGCCGCCGGTTAAATTAACAAAGGTAATTGCTAGGCCGTCGGGCTGTGCTTCATCGTAATAGCTCGCATGCAATTGCAGGCCGTTAAATACTTCGCCTTTATGACGTGCGGTGACCGTGACGACACCGGCAGCAGCGAGAGCAGTCACCGGCAATGTGGTGGCGGCGTTAATTGCTGCCGCAATGTTTGTCGCGACGTCTGCGATTGCGTCGTCTGATGCGATACCAACAGACACAGATTCACCACCGACGTACACATATAATGTGCCTGCGGTTGTGGGTGCTGCGGTGACAGTAATTGTTCCGGCAGCGGCTGTGCCTGCGGCGTTGTCATCGAGCGCGATAACGTACATTGGCGTTGTTGAGTTTGCCGCTAGCCACTTGCTGCACATTTTATGCAACAGTGAGCCAAGGCCAAAATATTTAGCCGCTTGCGCAGGATCGGTCACACGAGTTGGGATGCCTTCGGCAACGGTTCCCGTCGTTAAACGCTGACCGATAATTACTGCTTTAAATTCGGTGGAGGTTGCACCGGCCAATTCATTGTTAAATTCGATATACGTGCCGGGGGTGCGTAGCGCTGGGATAGCGTCGAATGAAATAGGCATTATTTAGGCTCCTTTTTAGCAGCAACTTTTTTAACCGGCGATTTTTCGGCGTCGGCTTTTTCGGGTGCATTTATATCAATTAAATCGCCATCTTTAATGCGTCGGCGGTAGTACGAGTTGTTGGGTACGTCTTCGCCTTTTGCATCGATGTGTTTGCCACTTTCGACACGGCGGACGTTAACGCCTTCGCGTGGTTTTACTTTTAGCTTGTCAGACATTTAAACGTCCTCCAGATTGACTGTGGTTTCTATTAAGGTGTCGCCGTCTTGATTTTTTGCAGTGCCATTTGCGCGTAGGAAGTCGTCCAGTGCAGCCACGTCGGTTACGTTGCCGAGTTTGATTTTTTGTTGCCATGTGATGGCCCACATTGCGACGCCGTTTTTATCGATGCTGGTGGAGTACAGATTCTGGCTGCGAATATTTGCTGGGTCTTCGATCACATCTTCGCTGTCCCAGTCGTTTGAGTCTGTGAGCACGAGCAATGCATTGACGATGTCTAGCACTAGGCTGTCGCGTGTTTTTTGCGGCTGATCTTTTGTGACGATGAATGCGGCAAAGCTGACGGGTGCTTGTACGTTGCCACTTGAGTTTTCTTGCTTACCTGTGGCTAATGCCGCTACAAATACAGCCGGTGCGTTGGCGGCCACGCGTTTAATTTCGACAAGATCAAATCTGCCGGGGTGAGATTCGCAGGTTTTTAATGCTGGGATCTCGGCATCGATCATATCGACGATGGCGGTGCGCACGGTTTCGATACTCATAGCGCACCTGCCTTTCCAAACCCATTTAAATGTTCGTCTATTGCGGCGTCGATAAAGTCGTCGACGACGAATTGCAGGTCGGCAAGGTTGTTGTCTGAAAAACCTAAGTATTCGCGTTGTGGAATTCCCGCAGGCGCTGGTGCCATGTCTTCGGTACCGCCCAAGTTATGAATGGCGGCATAAATTAAATTGGAGCCGATTTCTACGCTGTCGTCACTGGCTACGGATTCGATGCTGTCGATTAAAGCGCCACTGCTTTCTAGTAGGCTGTGCCCACCGTGGCGTGTTGCTGCGTAGTCGTCTGTCCACGCTGCCCAGGGTGTGCCATCGGGTGCGGTTTTTTCGTCGCTTAAGCGTCGGCGGGTTTGGCTTTCGACTTCTGCGGCTAAGCCTTCGAGTAATTCGCTGCGGTCAATATTGCCCAGCGCTTGGATGCGGGCACCCAAACGTTTGATCTGTGACATATTGATGTTTAATTGCAGGCTCATAATTACTCGTTTTAAAAGTTTGTTAAATGCTGTTTAAAGCAGCTTTTTGCCACGCCCAAAACGACGGGGCTGACTTGTTATTACGACCGCGCCATTGGAGCTGGGCGGCGGTGTTTGTATCCCCAAAGACACTTCGCCGGTTGCGATGCGGCGCAACAAATACACTGCGTCTTCATAGCGCTTGCGGCGCTCTTCGGTTGCGATGTCGCGATCAGCGGCAAGGCGATACATGCTGATGTCGACACACAAACGCGTTAGCACGACGGGCGTGGTGGCCAGAGGTAAGGCGTATTTGGCTGCAACGTAGGTGTCGATTTCTGCTGTTGCATCGAGTAGCGCTTGCTCAACTACGGCGGCATCTACCACGCTGTCGTTGTCGCGATCAGCGACGATCAATAGTTGATCGTCGCCGTAGCGGTCGACTATGTTTTGCTGCGTGGCGTATGCCATTACTCAGCGCCTTCCGCGATTAGAGTTACAACCAAACGAGGCTCGCTATTTAGCGCTTCGATTTGATCTTCTGACAGATCATCCAGCGGTATGCGCGTTGGCTGTTGCGTAAACGCGAGGCCAGCGCGACGGAATGACGAGACGCCTTTAACTGTTTTCACTTCGATGAAGTCGGGCGCTACTTGCTGAAACGATTTTTTATCGACTGGCTTGTTCGTAACTTCTTGCGAACTGTTCGTGGTTTCTGCAGCAGCTTCGGCTTCGGCTTTTTCTTGAGCTGCTGCAATGTCAGCGGCGGTTGCGTTGTCATCTACGACCACGGCAGCAGGTGGCTGAGTGACGGCGGTTTTATCAGCCGCTGCTTTTGCTTCGTCTGCTTTTGATTTAGCCGGTTGTGCTGCTGTTGGCTTTTTTGCTGTCATGAATCACCTATTAATATGTTTTTAAATACGCGTTTAAAGTTGGCCTTCCTTGGCCGTTCAGCGGCACCCTATGACGCTGTTTTTTTTGCTGGCTTTCTTACTTGCCTTTAAAGGCCAACTGCCAGAATCCGTAACCTGCAGCACCGCGAGCTTCGGCACCAAACTTGAACATGCCGGTGTTGAACACTGCGTCGGAGGTGATGTCGGTTTGGCTGACCATTACTGGTTTTTTACGTTGCTGAAATACGAACGGCTTAACAGGTTTGGTTGTGTCGAGTAGATACCAGGTATCGTCGTCCAGCCACGGCGCAACGACGACTTCCGCGGTGCCCTTATAAAGGTTGGGCTTGCCGTCTTCTAAGCGGTCATTCGTCATTAGCGCGTTCGCGGTGTCGTCCACATTAGTGGATACAAGTAAGATGTTTGGGTTGACGTTGAGCGGGCGACCTTCTTCATCTTTTTGCGTTTTCATGGCTGTACGGACAGCACCGTAAGACGCTTTAGCCGCCGATTGAGTCGAGATGTCCAGCGTCAATGCGTACTTGTTGCTGACTGAGGCATCGCCCACGGGGTGGTCGGTATCGAAGAAGTACTGGCCGTCGTGACAGATCGTCGAGGTACCTTTATTAACAGCATCAAACACCAATTCATCAGGCCACTGTTTTGCAGAAAAACCAGCGCCTTGCGCTTGCGGTCCAATAAAACCGATTAGGTCGTCATCGATGTTATCCCGTAGAACTTCAACCGTTGCCTCATAAGGCTTGTTCTTTAAGCTGTACTTGTTGCTTTCGAGTGATTTAACGAACTTTTCACCAATCCATTCACGCATTTTTGGGAAGTTATTTAGCCATGCATAGTCTTCAACGCTTGTCGTTGAGTTGACGAGCATTGCGATTTTTTGCCATTGGCTTGGTGCGGCATCAAAGGCCTTATTAAAGGTGGCTTTAATATTGGTAAAGATCTGACCAATGTTTGCTTTGTTGATTAGCATGATGTTTCTCCGTTGCTAAATTAATTAATGATGACGATGGGCTTACAGCACCCACACGCCTTCTGAGTCGATGCCAATCACTTTGCCCGCCGCAGAGCGTGAGCTTGTGCCGTCGGTTGCTGCTACGGTTTCGTCGTCGACGATGTAGCAAGGTTTGCCTAAGCTCGCCTGGGTGACGGCGTCGGCCCCTGAGTTTTTAAACGCAAAGGCTTTGCCGTGATCGATGGCGATGGATACGTCACCGGCGCTGCCTGCGCTGTTGTCGACGTGCTCACTAGCGCGGCCCAAATACGTGAGCGTGGTTGCGGTTGCGCCTGGCACGGCGTTGCCACTGGCATCGGCACAAACTAATGCGCCTGCATAAATAACGGTGGATGCAGCAACAGGAGCAGAGATGGTGTCTCCGTTGCGGCGGGGCGTGTTGCGATCTGCTGTGAGTGCCATGCTGGCCTCCTGTTTAGCGGTTATTTAAAGCGGTTTTAAATTGGCGTTTATTCGTTCATTAAGCGCCGTATGTTTTTAAATCTTCTGCGGTATTACCAAACGCATCAGCGATCTTTTGCTCTTCTGCGTTTAGCGCGGTTTTGTGTTCGCCGGGCTTTTTGCCATCCAGATCGGACGGTGCTGCAACAACCGGGGCGGCTTTGGCGAACTCGCGGAATTTATCCAGCCCGCCTTCGCTGTTGCAGGCGGTGCGATAAAAGTCTTTATTCGCTGGGGCGATTTTTCCCTGGGCGACGGCGTCATCGATGGCGGTATCGATCTCGGCATTGAGCGCGGTTTGCAGGTTGTCGGTTAGCTTTTGCTCGGCGTTCATTGCGCGTTGCAATACAACTTCGTGCGTTTCTACCGGCACAAACTTGGTGAGGTCTGGCTGGGCTTCGGCATTGCGAGCGGTTTGCAGGTCGGTTTCTTTTTGCTTAATAACTGACAGTGCTTGCTCTGGGGTGCTGATTTCAGCATTTAGAGCGGTCGCTAATGCGGCTAATAGTTGTGCGAGATCCATAGTGGATGTCTCCTGATTGTTTTGATTAACGGGGGTTTGTTCGCTGTTGAGAGCTGGTGTTAAAAGGTTGTGGCGATTTGTGAGGGCGACACTGCGGATGTCGTAGATGTTGCCGTGTGCGTCATAGCGGAATACGGGGGATAGATAGCGGTATTCGCGGTTTTGAACTGAGGCTAAGCCGCGCGGGTTTAGCACTAAACGGCCTTCGATATGACCATTAGCGACGCGGTATTCTTTAAACCAACCAGCGGCGGGTGCTTCTTCACCTTTGGGCGCTTTTATCTCTGTGCTGTGTTCGTAATCCAGAGGTTGCTCGCGATTGGTAGCAATGGTGTAACCAATAACGGCGGCAGGATTGATGTTTTTCCATTTGCGGCCATCGCGGCCAATAACTTCGCCCACGGGGATTAGCGGCACCCATTCAGGGATGGTGCCGTCTGCGGGTAGCTCAAAGCAAAGCGCAGTCTCTAGTTGCAGTGACTGTTCAGTATTGAGCGCGGTATAAAGGGCGTTTGGTGTTTTCATGTGGCCAGTATGTTCTGGCCACGTTTAGGAGGGGCGGGGGTGGGTGTTCCGGTGGGGTGCTTAGTTGTTTTTTAGCTTAAACACAAAGGAGCCAAGTGAACTATAAGTCAACTTGCCTGTAGTCTCCGCTACTGTAGTTATTTTGTTGTCTGTGTCTATCGTAAGACTTATGGGGATGACTAATTGATGCAATTGACCGTCTGGAGTAATAACTGACAGTATACAGTTTAGTGTTCTATTAATTGATTCATCTTGATGTCGTCTCATAACAGTCCAATTTTCGTATCCGCTATCGTTATCCTTCCCTAATGTTAAATTCAACACCGCCATCGAATCTGGAGGAACTGGCATTCCTTTGCAGTATTTTATATCTGATTCACAATCGTATTTGGTGTCAGCCACTTCTACTTCCACTGATTCAACAAACAACATGGCGTTGCCAGAATTGAAAATCATCAGGTTAAAGTCATAATGTATATGCAAGTCAATAATCTTTTCACCATCATGTGGCCATTCTTTTGTTCGAATAACCCGTAGATAATTCTCTTTTATCTCAGTCCGCGCAATAAGCAGGGCGTGCTTTCTTCGAGTTAAATAAAAGGAGTATATTGATATACCAAGCGCAGCCAAAGCGATCCAATCACTTGCATTCATCTCTCTGCCTCTTCGCTTGCAAGACTGTGCATGATGACCTTATAGCCATAGTCGCTGCTCTCTGTCATGTTACAGAGCTTTAAACAGTCTTCTTTTGAGCCGTAAAATCCCCACTCGCCAATCGGCGATACACCCAAGCCATAATGGCAGTGCTGACCTTTCGGCAAATATTGAGCGTCAGTAACGATGACGACTTCTGCAGAGGCTTGCGTTTGCCATTGCTTTTCACGCTTTGCCGTTAGTGACGCTGCGCCTAACTCCATTCGGATCTCTTTGACATCAACACCGTACTTAACTAGATCGGGGCATTCCATCATTAGAGTGTCGGCTGCATTCAGTAGTGTGGCTTCTTCAACTTCATTCTGTGCGTTGGCAATGACCGGTGGTGTTACGGGGTCGGGCTGTTTGAGTTCGGGCATGATGAAGAAGAGTAATGCGGTGATGGTTAGCAGGATAACGCCTGCGAATTGTGCGAGGGTAAAACCTTGGTTTTTCATGCTTTGTGACTCCTGTCTTAAACGTGACCTATTTATATACCACTGCCAAGAACTGCTACTTAGCTATTAGACTTGTTAGTTCTTTTTTTAATCTTCTTATTTCTTTCTCAACATTCTTAATGGTTGGAGTATCTAGTTCCTCAATCAGACAATCTTGCAATTCAGATATTTGTTGGGAAGTTTTAAATTTTTTACTCTCAATTTCTTTATGATTTAGTTTTTTTACGCACCATATAGACGATGACTCTACAGATAGGACGATTACGGCTGACACTAATAATTTCACTGGGGTGTGAAATTCACTGGCAGGCATCAAGCCTATGCAGTGAAATACAGGCTCTACAAAGCCAATTAGGGATGGTAGCGCTATGACTTTTGCGGCAATAACTTGCTTACTATAAGGAGAATGCGTTTCAGCCAATCTACGCACTCCCTTTTTGTTTCTTAATGCTTGCAATTAAAGCATCAACTTCCGGATCTCTGCCTGGCTTTATTTGCACAAATCGCTCAGATCCATCCTTATCAATAATCTTCACTGTTACTATCTTTTTGTGTTTAAAACGATAGTAGATTTCTGTCAGGATAAAACTGAGACAGAAAACGGCGATTAAAGTTAGTAAGTAATTCATTTTCACCTACCTCGAAACTGTTATTCCCGAACTCGTGATCGTACTTTGGTTATTATGTAGTTATCGCGGGAGCCTGATGCGCTTTGTGTCTTTTTGTAGAACAAATCCACCCTGTATTTTAGGCCATATATGCTTGGTTCATCTTCTTTCTTGATAGCATTTAGAAAAACCTCATCTTGAACTTTCACACTCACATCCTGACCTAAGTGCCGCATCCTCCACCCTGAGCTACCACTTTCTTTATTGGATGTTAGGAACTCAATCGAAGCAACTGTCTCCAGCTCTTCTACGGTTTCGGATTTTACTCGCGGAGGTTCCTTGAACATCTCGCTAGCAATCTTATCAACGCTTATAACTTCGTTTTGATCATCCGCCGAGTCCATAACCTTAAACATATCTATGCCTGGATCTTTAAGCGGTTTGTTAACTATATTGGCAACTCTTTTGCGAATTATGCGTGATTTTAGAAGTTCGATAACTTCTGGAGTTGTCGGGACTTGTTCGTCATCAAGCATAATTGTAGCAGTACCATTACTCTCATCAATTACAACGGTATTTAGGTCAGGCTCTTTCCTGCCTTTATTCTTCAAGATAGATAGTAAGTTCCCAGCAACGGCTGTAACTCCAAGACCTAAATACTTTGCGACCTCAATCACACCTTCTACGGAGCCTTGATCAATAATAAGCTCTAGCCCGAAGGATCCTTCAATAAAGCCAGCTTGGGCTTGTACATCCACAAAGGAGTCAACACCATTCAAGGTAGTGTTGGCATCATAAATGAGATCAGCTAACTCTATTAGAGTCTCTCCAAGCTGCTTGGCCTCAATTCTGTGTTTCTTTAGTGCATCCGAGTGGCCGTCGTACTTCAGGAAAATATGCGTTTCGCTCATTCCAAATCCTTATGATAAAGCGATATTGTTATAACTAATTGCTAGATAAATGTAGTTGTACAATATAGTTTTGTTGTTTGAGATATGTGTGCGTAAAAAGCGCGGCCACTCTAATAGAATGATCAGCATTTGTACAATAACAAAATGGAATACATGGATTTGAGCCTATCAACACTCATCATCCAAGGTCTCACTAGACTATTTATACCTAGTGTTTTCATCTTCTACTACTGTGTAACTATAATTGATCTGACAATGATGCTGATGATTGATCACCAATAGCGTTTAAAACCTGTTTAAACCTTCCTGTATTCGCCTTATTACTCATTTCCCATACCGATGCCGCACCATTCTATTTTTTAACTACTAGAGAGCCACACAGGCCTACCTGAGCTTGTTTGTCATGGCTACGCACTCTTGGTGGGATTAGGATAATCTTCGGTAGCGGGTTGAATTAATTCAAACGCCGACCATAAGTCTCCGAACATACCCCTTTCGTCTGGGCGTATTTGCTTCTCTAACGCTTCTAGTTGCTGCTCGGCATCATCTGGCAAGGGGGCAAGGTTAAGCAGTTGCTGCGCTTGTTTGAATGCTTCGCTGGGTTCTTTCATTGGCGGTTGTTTCATCGTGTTGTCTTGCGATCGGATGCGATCGCAACCTCTATCAGTTCATCAAAATATATTGCCACGCTTTCATCCCACTTGGCCAAGCTGGCGCGATTCATTAGCCATGCTGTGAAGTGCTCTGCGTGCCATTCGAGACTATTTGTATCGCTGTATAAAGTTAGGCTTTTGAGCATTGGCGCTCTGGGTAGTCCTGCCCAGGCATGCACTTGGTGCCCGACTTCATGTATCCATGTATTCACTAGGCCCGGATGGCTTTCGCCGTTGAGGGCGTCATAGGTTGCCCGCATCGACCAAAAGCGGCTACGGTCGCCCAGCTCTTGTGCGTGCCTAGCGGCATCGACGGCGGCGGCCATGAGGTCGGAGTCTATTTTAGTGAGCTTATCTGATGCCTTGGCTTTTACCACTACATATTCTGCGTTTAAACGTGTCCAACCATTTGACCGACCGGCATGAGATGAGTAGTAGGATGACCGCGCCTCTCGCCCTTCAAGCCCTAAAAACTCGCCTATTGGCTTTTCTAGCTCCCATGCCTTCTTTCCTTTGCCTTGGTCGCTCTGTTTTAGAAAGAGGGTTTTAGTGGGATGGGCTTCCATAAATCGGGCGAGCTTTTCAACTTGAGGCGCTGCACCGGGGATCTGCGAGAGTACTTGCTGCACGCCTTCTTGTGTGACGTTTTTACAGGTGCTGAAGGTTAGGTCTGCCGGGAATACTTGCACGCCTTGCGTCGGTACCGGCTTTGCCAGTGCCTTGGTCATTGTTTTTTTTGTTTGCGCGACGTGTTGCTGTGCAGCTTTGCCGCGTGCCATGCCGGGGTTGTAGTCCCAGCCGGGGTCGATGCCGTTGGGGACTTGTAGCGTTTCGCCGGTGCGGTCGTTGATGTATTCACGGTTGCGGATCGGTGGGGCTTTGTCGGTGAACTCGCCTGAGTTCATTAGTTTGTCGTGTTCGCGCTGGTTGATTTGACGCACGCGACATTTGCAGCCCCAACCGTTGGGTGGGTAATGCGTTGACCAGAACGGATCTCCAGACGGCAGGATTAACCCTGCCCAGTTAACGTGCTGGACGCGGTGTTGTTCTGATGGCCCCAGCTCATACACTAAATACGGGTGCGTTTTGCTGCGTCGCTCTATGCGCTGCCATTGCCCAGCTGCTCGGGCGGTGCGCATATTGGTGCGGTAAATGGTTTTTAAACGTCGCGGGCTGCCCAGTTGAGCATTGATCACTTCACCTGTTAGCGGATCCACTTCGTCAGAGCGGCCCCACCAACCCAGCTTTTGCAGTGTGGGGGTTAGCTCTTGGCGAAACTGCGCTAGGGTTTTGCCTTCCGCTAGGGCTTGGTCTAGTGACTCACGAATACTGGTGAGCACGTCCATGCGCATGGCTTTGGCGACGGTGAATGCTTGAGCGTGCTCTTGTCGCCATACGTCGCGATGATCAAAGCCGGGTTTAAAGCCTTTGGCGCGAAACCATTCTAGGGCGTCTTTTGGCGGTTGTGAGGGGAAGCGGTATTCAGGCATCTGCTGATCCGTCGCCCACTCCATTCGTAAGGAACATAGCGGCTGCTAGGTTGCGCACTAGCTCGGTGTCGTCCATGTCTTCGAGCAGTTCTTGCAGGCCTGCGGCGAACTCTTCGGCGGTGTCTACGGCATCCAGTAAGTCGCGGATGGGTTGCAAGATTGGGTCGATCTGGGCTTGCCAATGATTAAGGCTGGCGGCTTCGAGTTCATCGAGTGCTTGTTCGCTGGCGTTGAGTTGCTCACGATTTATCGAGGTATGCAGTGCTTGGGTGCAGGCGTGGCATCCACACGGCTGCTGTTGATTGAGTGCGGTTTGGTTTGGCTGCGGCTGTTCTGGCGGTGTAGGTGGCGTTGGAGCAGCTGCAACGACTAACACTTCGGCACCGTCTTCAGGATCTGGCAGACCGAGTTTGTCGCGCATGACGGATGCTTCGACTTTTAAACCGAACGGGATCAACTTCATGACGTTGTCGACCAGGGCGCTGGTGTCTTCTTGATCTTCTGCCGCAATCATTACGCGTGGGTAGTTTTCTTGCGGGCCGAAGTTCAGGTCGATGAATGAGCGCACCAGGTATTTGTTGATGGTGTTGCTGAGTTGGCGGGCGTCGGATTCTAAAATATCCTGGCGAACTTCATCCTGGGAATCTGAGTTGCCTAACGCGCCGGGCGTGCCGTCTGCGGAGGCGGTTTGGCCGAGTATGGCTTTTGAGATTTGTTTGTCTAAATACTCAGCCAAGTTTTTAAAGAGATCGGCACCCCCTGTGCTGTTGCCTGCGGCTTCGAACTCGATGCGCATGGACTCGGGGATGACGGCGGCGGCATCGGTGCCTATGTTGGCCACGGCGTTAATAAGGGTGTTGATGTCTTCTGGCGTTGCGCCGGTGCCGTACTTGCCGACCCGCAGCGGCATGCCGAACACTTCGGCAAAGGCCATCCAGTCGGTGACGGTGTAGGCTTTGCACATATAGGCAACGGCAGCTAAACGCGCCAAGCCGCCACGGATCGGCAAGCCTGATTTAAGGCGTGGGCGGTGAATGATGAAGCGATGCGGTGGCAGTGGTTTGCCATTATAGGTGTCTTCTTCATCGATTAACCGCAGCTGGCGGCCTTGTACCCGGTCGTACATAAAGAAGCGTGGGTCTCGCCATGCGTAGCCTTCGACTTCGTGCCATTCGCCGTCGATTAGCTCGTTGCGATCGCGCGGTGTCCACGGGGTGCGTTTGGTGTCCCAGTTCATTTCTATGACTGAGTAGGCTTTGCCTAGGGCATCTAGGCAGTCGTCGAGCATGTCGCCAAATTCTGGGCGACGTATTAGTTCGCGCACGGCGTCGGCCAGTTTTACGTCGGCGGCATCGTCGGTCGCGGACTCTACGCTAACCGGCAAACCGGACACGGCGCGTTTGCGGGTGCCGAGCACTGAGCCGTAGTGCGGGTCGCGCTCTTCCATTTCTTCCGCGAGGGTTAGGTATGCGGTGGCGTCGCCGTCGTTTGCGGCGCGCAGGATCGCCCCTAGGCGTTCTGGTGTTATGTATTCGGCTTCGCTGCCCCAGTTCCACACTGACCGCACGCCGGTTAGCGATGCGTGGGCAACTTCTTTGCTGAGGTCTGACTTTTTAAACGGCTGGCCGTTGTGATCTAGTATTGTGCTGTCTGCCATGCTGGGTACTCCTTACAGGCAGCCCCGACGGAAACCGCCGGTGGTGCGAATGGATCGGTGACGTTGGTCGTCGTTTCGTTGTTGGTGTTTGGCGGCGCTGTGGTAGGCGAAAAGCTCTACATCTTGCTTTGATGCGTAGTAAGCAAGTGCGAGCGCAATGGCTGAGTCGCCATGACGCTTTAATTTGCTGTTGTCGCTGTCTTCTTGTTTAAGTGCCGGTAGTTTTACGATGCCGTCGATACGCTCTAGCGCACGAATATCGTTTAAGACGTTGTCACTGATGGGCAGATCAATTGTGTCGTCGGTAAAGGCGTCAACGAAGTCCCCCATGTTGTCGCGATACCAAGCATTAGTAAGCATGATCTGCTCAATAATTTCGTGTCCAAATTTGTCGGCAGTGTATTCTGCGAGGGTTGCACCGTTTCCGCCTGCATCCATTGCGCCTTTATGAAAGCGCGGCAACTTTTCAATGATGTACCAAATAATCTGTTCTTGTTGTCGAGTTGGAACCTTGTGCATATCGACCAGGAACGGACAATATCTTTTTAGATTTTCTTGTATTTCTAACGGAGCGAATACCGCAAAGTCACAATGTCTCGCGTAGTCAGAACCGTACGCGTAGCGAGATTTTTTATTAAGTGTCGCAATGACTGGATCGACGTTTATTCGTATCCATTCATCACACCAACTTTTTCGGTACTCTTCACTTTGCAGAGCAAATTGATCATCACACTCTAAGCGCAATATTGGCCGCTCTGATGTCATGCGTGCTTCGATTAATATGCCGGGGATCGCTACGCCTGAACCTTCACGAGGTATGCCGTCCAGCTCTTCGAGCATTGCGGCTTTGTTGGTGCCGTATGTGCCGCGCACTCGCTTATACCAAGCGGCCTTTCCTTCTAACGTTGGCTCCCAGCCTTTAACCATACAGACGCGTTCGTAAAGCCCATTGGCTACGGCATCATCAAAGTAAACATCAAATACTTTGTAATCGTTTAACCCTTTTTTAGCGTCTCTTATCAACTGATTAAACGGGTTTTGAGCACCGTTGTGAGTCGATATTATGCGAATTTTACCGCCCCAAATAATTAACGCTGACGATGCATCTAGTACGCCTTTTACATTTTGATGGAAGGCGGCTTCGTCAACATCGACAATTCCTTGCAAGCCACGAATGTTTGCAGGGTTGGATGATAAGGCGACAATCTGAAAGCCACTTGCAAAACGAATACGGTAAGATGTTATTTTTTTAGATTTAACTTCTTGCGTAACTTCATCGATGGTTTGATCGTCGAATAAAAAAACTTCTACGCCATTCCAGTCGTGCGCCATTGCCATCGCCATGACCTTCGCCATGTGCGCACAGTAGCCAATAAATTCCAGACCTTTGTCTTTAGTGTCGCCAATATAAAAGACGTTATCGCCTCCGGCTTCGCGGCTGCTGGCTGCCGTAATGGTATCGTCTTTGGCGGTTGCGTAGGTGATGCCGGTACGGCGGCCCTTGGATGCAATGCACAAGTCATTTGCATGAATGAACTTAAGCCAGTCGCGCTGATGCTTCATCAGTGCGCCATCTTTTAATAGGTTGGGATCGCTAGGCAGTTCGCGCACACTGGGTGGGAATTCGTGCTGCTCTACAATGCGAATCACGTCAGACGGCAAGGTGCTCATTTGCCCATCCCTAGAACTTCTTCACGCCAGAACTGAGCATCTTCTTTCGTCATGCCGCGCTGAACCGCAACATCGTGAACGTGGTTGGCTGCTTCTTCGGCAAAGGCTTTGCGTATTTCTTTTTCGCGTTTGAGGCTGTCCATATTTGCGCTTTCGAGGCGGCGGATCAGTAGCGATAAATCTTTGAGCATGCCAAGGCTTGCGGGGTCGTCGCCTTCGGCTGCGTCGGATAAAATGTCAAACGCGAGTGATTGGGTGATGTTGATCAGCAGTTTGCCTATATCACCTTGTGGTACTTCGCCCAGCTTTGATGTCAGGGCGTTGGCAGCGGCTTGGCGTTCTTGCATCTTTTTGCCAATCGCTGCCATGCGCGTGGCGTAGCGATTTAATCCGCTGCGGCTGATTTTTTCGTCGTCTGCACCCATCGCTTCGAGCTGCGTATTAACTTCGTCTAGGATGTCTTGCTGCGTGTATTGCTGATCGCGCAACATGGCGTTTAACAGCGATTTAACAGCATCGGGGAGCTGTTCTATTTTTGATCCACGGCCACGAGTAGTTTTAGCCATTTAAGCCCCCCGGCGAGGTACGCCAATGCCAGGAACGCGTGCGGCACCTTCGGCTACGTCGTAGCCGCGTGACGTGAGTGTGACGACGTCGGTGCTTAACACAGATTCGATGGTCACTAGCTCTTGCTCAGCCAACCAATGTAAATGCGTTTTCACTTTGTCGCGGCTAACGCTGTGACCAAAACGTCCTAATACTTTTTGCAAAATGGAGTCGTTAGAGCTGCCGTTTAATTCTTTTAAACCGCGCAGAATAACGAGGCGCTGATCTTCTGTGACGATGTCGTGATAGCTCATGACTTACTCCCGTTGAGCAGGTGGCGATGCATCAGCTGCATGGTGTGGTTCATTTGTTTTAGTTCGCCTTCCATACTGGTTAGGCGTTGTGCGGTTTCGTTGACGCGCGTATGTATTTCGCCCAGATCTTCGTGTCCGGGCATGTGTTCCATTTGCGCTTCTAGGCGTGTTAGGCGGTTGCCTAGCTGTTCGGTATCTTCGTCGACTTCTGCGCGCAGCGTTTCAATCGCGCTGGCGTTGGCCTTTTGGCGATTGCTGATAATTAACCAAATAAAGCCGCCGATGGTGCCAACCAGTTGGATGGCTTGTAGTAAAAAACCCAGCGCTTTGTAGTCGAGTTCATCCATTAGCAGCGATCCTTAAGTTCGTGCAGGCCTTGGCAGTTGATACAACGTGCCGCATTGGGTTTTGCGTTTAGTCGTTCGGGCGCGACTGTGTCGCCGCAGTCGATGCACCAGACGTTGCCGTCGGTGTCGATGTCTTGCGGTGGCTCTTTTGCTTTTAATGCCTGCGCTTTTAGGGCGTTGTCACGCTGAAAGTTTTCTAGGTCTTTTGCGCGGTCTAGGTCATCGGCCATTTGTGCTCTCCGAGTGCGTACTGAGAATGACGGCCTCTAGTTCGTCGGCGTAATTACGGCGAGCACGGTCGCGCCTGATTAGGCGGTAATAGGTTTGCTCGCTGAGGCATTCCATGTCGGCTTCATCTAAGCGCGGCAGCTCTGGGCGTGGCGGCATGGGCAATGGAGCCAGCTGATACTCGGTGCGGGTTGCACAGCCGGTGCTAGTAAGTGTTGTCAAAATGATTGCGACGGCCAGCTTTGAGCGCTTCAGCATCGGCGGCATCCTCCTTTGCGTGTTGCTCGCGTAATTCAGCGCGGGCGGTGTTGATGTGTTGGTAGTTGTCGGTAATCGCTTGTGACCGGTCGGCAGTTTCTTCGGCTCTGTCGGCTCGTTCTTCTGCTAATTTGGTGCGGAAAACCAAAGTAAAAATGGCACCAGCGGCGGCTAAGAAACCGACGACTTTTGATGTCCAGTTCATGGCTGTTTTTCTCCGGGCGGCGGGTGTTGTGGTGACGGTTGCGGCTTGCGCTTTTCTGTCCACTCTCGGCCCAGCCAAATGGCAAGCACGGCAGTAACGGCGCTGCCGAAGTCGATGGCGCTCATGGTTGGCATGGTGCCGAGCGGGCCTAATGTCATGCCTGCAATTACGAATTTAACGAGCAATGCGAACCAGCTAATGACCACAAAGGTGAGGGTTTTAGATTGGCAGCCGCGCCCGTCTTTCATGGTTGGGATCATGCGACACCACCTAGTGCAATTCGCAGCGCTTCGTTTTGAGAAAGCAGTCCACGGACGTAGACGGTTTTTGGCTTGCGGAACGGGCGCGGGACTTTGACGGCGGTTAGTATCTCGCCACGGGCTAACTCACCTTTTGCAGGTATGGATACATGCACCCATTGGCCGAATTCTAAGATAAGCTGATCAAAGCCGCCGTGCTCGCGAAACTGCGTGGCGAGTTGTATGGGAGTTTTGCCGGTGGCGGTTATATCAACGGCCAAGCCTTGGCAGTGCTGTGATGATGCAGAGCCACCAATTTTGGTGTTGAGTGCTGGGCAACGATAACCAGAGCTGACGAACATTGGCCCGACATTGCTGCGAATAGGTTGCAGCAAATTGCGCGCTAAGCGCTTTATGTTAGAGTAGATCGGGCCACCTAATTTGACGCTGTTATCTATGCTATTACGCGCTGCCGTTTGGGAGCGCGTAAATTCGTCTAGGTAGAAGTTTTCGCTTAGCTTATGACGCTGCATTACATGGCCCCACCCTCGTAGATTAGATTGGATCGCGTGATCGTTTTTCAGAATCTAAAGAGTACGTGGGGCGTGTTTGTGTTGGGCGGGGGTGGGTGTTCCGGTGGGGGTTAAACGGAACTTAATTTAACGATAACACTGCATTACGCAGGACGCGAGTACCTGCATATATGGAGTTTAGACATTCAGGAAGAAAATCGTGGCATTACTCGATCCTAAAGAAATATATAAAAAATTTAGCAATTCTTTTTCCTTGCTTCATCACGCTAAAGAGCCTCTTTCAGCGAATGATCAAAGGAAAATGGCACACGATCTAGTAAGTGTTAATAACTATTTATTATCAATCACCAAAGAAACAAACGCACTAAATTTACTTTATTCACAGTCGGCTCATGATGCACGTGTAAAGGAGCAGTTTGATGCTGATAGAGAGCAATTTGATGCACATAGAGCCTTCATCGAAAGCTCATATGAAAAAGTGGAGCAGTATTTTCGAACTATACAACTTGCAGGTTATGCTGCTTTTTTTGGGTTGTGGAATTTAAGTAAAGACTATCTTCCTGAAAAATATGCATTATACAGCTTGCTATTAATGATCGTATCAGCGCTAGTGTTTATGTTCTGGGAGGTATTGAAATCTTCGATCATCATACTAGAAATAAAAGGTCATGCTAAAACTGGATCAAACTCGGTAGAGAACTTCATAAAATCTAGAGTTAAGATTAGAGGGAAAGGTTCGGCTATATCTATAGTTACTAAATATAGATTCATCCCTTGGTTTATTTCTATATCAGCAGCAACTGCATCAATCATGATTTTGATTACGCTTTTCGTATGTCGTGTAATTGAAATTTAACAACACACTAATACGTGGGGCGCGAGTACCTGCGTTTTTTACTTTAAAAATCAAACGAAAACTAAAGGAACTACCATGCCAACTCTCCCAAATGGAACAAAACTAGCCAACACCCCTATGTGGGCCATAAAGCTATCTAAAATAGCAGAACCCTATCTAGAACAGGATGATCGTATTCCTAATAACTTAGTAACCTTCTTTTTTTATGAGTCTGACGAAGGAATGCCATCATTCACAGTTGAAAAAAATGAAATGACTCTGAATGATGACGAATTCAAAGTTTATAGAGATATAGCCACTGAGATTTTTGAATCGAATAAAGAAAGTATATTTGAAGAATTTTATAACTTGTCAAAGTGAAGGTGGGGGTCGTAGCTGCGCTGCGACAAACTCTTTAATTTAGAGAAATAGGCAGAACTATTTGGTAACCTGTTGAAAAATATTGAGTTTATAAATAAGTGCAAAACTCAATGAAAAATAAATACATACTGTATAGGAAAAATCATGGATCAAATTCTTACTTCTTACTGGGTGATTACAGTAGTTATCATGGGGCTGGTAGTTAATTTAGCAGCATCATATCTCAAAAGGCCTTTGGATGATTTTTTAGGGAAATACTCCACTGCTAAGAAAAAGAAAAATGAAAAGGAGTCTAATTTTAAGAAGCAAGAAATCTCCAAACTTGAAGTTAGTGATATTTACAGAAATTTATATCGTGTCAAAATAAGAAGGTTTAAATTTTTATCTGTAGTTTTTTTCCTTTATACCATTGTTAATTTCTTGCTTACGCGTGTAGCATTTGAGCTTTACTTGCAAATGGAAAGTGTATCCAATATTTTCAGGCAGAGTGCAGGCACCCTTAGGATTCAATATAGTGAATTAGGCATCTTAGATATTTTAACAATTACAGTTCTATTTTTTATTGTTTTAATAACTACTGCATGTTTTTTTATTGCGCTATACCTATCAAAAAGGGCTGTTGCTTTAGAAGCTGGATTGATAACTGTTATTGACAAAATGTATGAGTCAGAACTGGATGAGTCAGAACTAAACCTGCCAAAGCCGCCGATTACTAATATTACACTTCGTAGGAAGCGCTAATCAAATAACCCTATCTGCTCACTGCCGCCCTGTAACTCTACACGGCGGCGGATCTTTCTGATCCCTCTTTCTGTGTAGCCATAACGGCGGGCGATTTCTGTCACGCTACCTTGTGCGTTTGCGATCTCCTGATCTTTCATTGCTTTAAGTGCAGCGGCGCAGCGTGGAATTTCTATCTCTTCTCCGGCGTAGATTTCAACCAGTGCGCACAATGCCGTATAGCCAATCAGTTCGCTTAGCCAGTGGGTCATTTGGGCAATCTTGGGCACATAGAGGCGTATGCCGCCGCGCTCTTCTACGATGCGCAGTGCGGCACTGATGCCGATGATGTCGGTCATGTCACGGATGGACTCGGGCAGCAGGCTGGTGTCTATGTGCTCAGGGATCATGGCTAGGCTCCTTGCTTCTCTTTGATGGCTCGGGCGTGCCATTTTTTGAGGGCTTCTATCACTTGGCTGGCGCTGTATTCGTCGCAAAACTGGGGGGCGCTGAATTGGTTGCGGGTTTGGCGGCGGATGTAGTTGCGCAGGGCTTCTTCTGAGCGATCACGGACGATGCCGTCGTCTGCCATTGTTAGCCAGAGTGCGCGGATCTTATCGCCTTGTGTTGGGCCACCGATCTCGGTGCCGTACTGGGTTTTGATGCGCTTGCGCGATGTTGGCCCTGTTTTTTTGCCGGGGCGCACTTTAAAGCCACGCTGGTTAAAGGCGTGGATGGCTTTATGCAGATCCGGTACGGTCATGTCGCTGCAGGATGTTTTGCCTGTCGCGCTTTTTAGTAGTGCGCTGTAGGTGTCGTCATCGAGGGCCAGTTCTTTTTTGGCGATGTGGATCTGGGCGATCAGGGCGCGTTTGCTCATGGTGTTAGCTCTTTTTCTAACTCGTCGATTTCGGCATTGATGCTTGCCGTTTGCTCTCGGATTTCTATTAAGCGACGACGTAGGTAGATCAACCGCTGCCGCTTGCCTTCGTTGCAGCGGCAGCAGATTGTGACGTCGATATAACGCTCGTTAAATCCGGTGTTCTCACAGATTTCGCATTCGCTCATCTGGACAGCTCGCAACCGCTACAGCGGCGAAAGAAGTCCATGAACATGACAAGGCCTGTGTACTCTTTGCCCTCCATAAACCAGCCAGTAGGCGGCACCCATTTTTCTAGTGCTTTGGCGCACTCTTCGGCTTGCAGTGCGTTGCAGCTGAGGTCATGCGCTGAGACGGTTTGTGCATTGCATAAAATCGGTTTTAAAGGCCCGTTTAACAGTGTGTTAAATGTGCCGTTGGCAACGTTAATTCCGGCAATCGCTTTGTTTTTAGGCGTGAGTGTTACTGACATAGCCACCTCCTACCGCTGCAATACCGAGCGGGATTGGACGGTATTTATCACTGTCGTTAATGCGCTCTGACACACGCACGTAGACTGTTTTGCCGTCCACGCTGATGCTGTCTTTGAGGGCTTCGCAGGCTTGCACCCAGTTAGGGTGTTTGATGTCGTATTTGAGCAGTCGGAGCAGATCTGCGGTTCTCAGTGATCCGTTGTTTGTGGTGCGAAACGCGCCGTCGATGAGTGCGCGAATTTCTCCGTCGGTACCTGCGGTAACTTCATCTAAGTACCGCAAAAAAAGTTCTTTTGCCGCCTCTAGCTCTAAACCAAAGTTGATTTGATCGGCAAAGGTGCGCTGCACTTTGTAGCGTCCATTGAAGCTGCTGATTGTGATATTGCCTTTGTCACCGCCTAGCTTTAGGTCATATTTTTCACCAGCGGTTTTGATCAACTCTTGTATGTCGTCCAACGCCATACGTTTAAATTTAACGAGCGCCATGTGTATGTCGATCGCTTGTTTTGCCAGCTCATTAGCTGATTGATCTTTGAGTAGATCAATCGGCTTTATGTTCTCGATGCGCACTAAGTCGCCGCGCGAGTTTTTCATGTAGCCTTCGGGGATTTGGTTTTCAGTATTCATTGATGCTCTCCATGATGTCGTTGCGGTCGATGTATTCGATGATCTGCAGTGCAACGGCAGCGATTTGCACAGCTTCTTTACGCAGGCCGTATTTCTTCTCTCCACCGAACTTGAGGTGCAGTATCGCTTCTGCGAGTTCGCCTACTTCTTCGGTCAGAATGAGGTTCCAATCGCTGAGGTCGTGATCGCGATCGGCTCCCCATTTTTTGTCTTGCGCCTGAATTTCTTGCATGACGCTTTGTAGTGCTGTGCTTGCTAGGTGCGGTATTTTGGGTGTGGTGGTCATTAGTGAACCTCTTGCGTTTCTTGCGCTTCGCTAACCAGTTTTTTAGTAATAGCTGGCATTCTCTCTCCAATTTCTTTTGCATACGCTTGGGCCATATTGCTTAGGCCTTCGTCTTTTGATCGGCGCGAGACGGTCTGTACTAAGACATTGCCATCGCAATCGCGCCGAAACGTGATGCTGATTTCTGGATGTGTTTGCATGGTTATTTTTCGCCTCGGGTGCTGCGCACGTCGGTTAGGGTTTGGCGGCAAATTCGTAAGCTGCGCTTGCCAAATTTAATTTGGTTAGTGCAGGCGCTTGGCTGGCTAATTTGTGTAATGCGCACCGGGCCGCAATTTGGGCAGGTGCCGATCCATATTGGTTTTGTTGCTGCTTTCATGGTGGCTGTCCTTTGTTTGTCTGTTCTTGGTTTTTCTGTTTGGCGGCCTTGGTGATGCTGACGACTACGCCTTGCCGCGCTGGCCTGCGGGTTTGGCGTCGGGCTTTGGCCGTGCGATCGCGAGCTGTGCAACGGCTCCAAATAGGCTGTGTTCGGGTTTGTCTTCGTTGGTGTTGTGTTTGGTACCGGCTGTTGTTTTAGGTGCTGGGCGCGTCAGTGTTCGGGTGGTCATTACGATCAGGCACTGCAGCAGGCAGACGGCGGCCATTTGCATAATTAATGGCAGCCAAACGGCCTGTGTTGTGGGTGCTGGTGTGCGCTGTTCGCTTTGCAGGCTGGCGAGGTTTGTACGGGCAGCGGTGAGCTGCTGTTCGGTGCTGACGATCAGGCTGTGCCAGCCGCTTCGGTATTCGCTGTTGCTGAGGTACTGGGCCAGCGAGGCTTCTAGCGTGGCGATGCGGGCCTCTGTTGCTGCTGTGCGCTGGGGCAAGGTGTCAGCGGCTTGGGTGCTGCTGCGTTGTTGCTCTAGCACTGGGGCTGCAAGGTCGGCCAGCGGTGCAATTAATGCCAGTGTGGTGGCGATGATGGCCATGCCGGTGGTAATGGCTCCACGGCGTGACCATAGCCATACGGCTCCGGCTTCGATCGCGATGGCCCAAAGCCAGCCAGTGGCGGCATCGTGTTGTGTCCACCAGGTGATTGCGTGGCTTTGCATTAATACGATCGCGGCGATCAGGATCAGGACTGCGGGTAGTTTGCGGATCATGCTGCCACCTCGTTAGTTGGGTTGCTGTTGGGTTTGTTGTATTCGATGACGCAACCGCAGAGCACAGCGCGCACGGTTGTGCCGTCGGCTCTGCGCACGCTGCTTAGCGGCATGGCTTTCACCGTCTCTGGAATTGGGTCGGTGATGATGGTCGGCTGGCCGTTGTTGGTGGCGATGTCGTGCATGGCGACGTCGGCATCCATGAGCACTTGCATGGCGTTGTGGATTTGGCTGATGGTGCATGCCATGCGGTAGTTTTTTTGCGTTGCGATGGTTGGCATTAGGCCTCCTTGTGTTCGCATTTTTGGCATGCTTTAAACAGCTGCACGCGGGTCGGGTTGACCGAGCTGGCTTTTTGCTTTTGGTTGGCAATGCAGCGGTGTGTTTCTAGTTCTCCGAGCACTGGGCAGTTAACGGTCGCGCCAAGGTATGCACCACGCACGGCGCGTTCGAGTTTGGCGAGGTCGCCGGGGTAAACTCGTTTTAATGCCTGGTTAATCATGGTTGGCGAGACGTTTAATGTTTGGGCGACGGCGCGCTGGCTGCTGTCTGCACATTGCTGTGCGAGTACGTCTAACCAAAGCGGCTGATCTGTTGCTATGAGTGCGGCGTTCATACGTTGGCCCTCCGTGTGAAGTCGCTTTTGCCTCGGCTTCGCGGATGACGCGTGTGCTTTAGGGGTTCGTCTACACGACCGGTTGTTGCTTTTGGTTGGCGGCGCTCTGCAAGGTCGTGTTGCGTGCGCAGGTCGTAGTGCTCGCGGTAGCTTTGTGGGCTGCGGATGAACTGTTCTAAGTTGACGCCTGCGCGCGCTAGGTTTAGGCGAATAAATTCGTCGGCCAGTGAGTCGAGCTGGGCGTCTGGGATCATTAGTGTCATAGCTCTACCTCGACTGGTTTGATGTAGACGATTTTGCGGTTGTTTTGGTCGTAGACTGTGTCCACTTTTGTGACGATTGGCGCTTGTGGGCCGGTGTAGCGAGAGGTCAGCGCGGTATAGCGCCCACGCTTTAGGCGTAGGTATCCGGCGCGGCGTAGGTGTTCGCAGTATTCGCGTGTGGAGTCTGCGCTGGGTTGCACTGTGTCTGTGCTCGCAGCGGCTTGCAGTTCGGCGAGGTTAAAGGTGCCGAGTATTTTCATGGTGCGCCAGAGCGATTCATTGACTGCGCCGTTCAGGCTGAGGCTTCCGTCAGCTTTTAAGCGCGGGGCTGTGTTGCCTATATCTTTAATCAGTTTGTAGATGTATAGGCTGTGGCCATCATTGGTGCGTTTGCGGCCCGCTGAGACGACAAAGCCGCCGCGCGTTAATCGCTGGATGTAACTTTTGATGGTGTCTGCGTTGACGTTGTCGCCGAACTCTTTTGATAGTTCAAAGATCACGTCTTGGCGGGTGAATTCGCCAAGCTTTCGGATGACTGCCCACGCGCTTTGGTAGCCCGCTTTGTTCTGTAGCTCTATTACTTGTGGCATTACAGTGCCCCCCTGCCGCGTGGGGCTTGGCCGGTGAACATTGGCGTGTCGTAATTCGCTAGGGTGACGGTGTCGGTGCCTTGGTTGCGCGCAAAGGCGCGGATGCCATCAAGGTTTACGCAGACGCGACGGGTCACGCCTTTGGTCGCAGCGTGTAGGTTTTGCAGTAGTTGGTCGTCAATGTTGATGCCGGGGGCGTAGATCCGGGCCAGTTCGTTTACGTCATCGATGGCGCACGGTTGGGCTGGTGTCCATTCCAATATGCGATTGTGAATTTTTTCAAACGCGGCGAGCTTCGCTGGCAGTTTTTCTTCGCCTATTAATAGGATCGGTGCCTCACTGCCTTCATACAAATCCATGACCATGAAAATTTTGTTTTTGTCGGCTAGGTGGTCGGCTTCATCGATGATGAGCGGACGATCGGAGAGCATGAGTTCTTCGCTGACTTGCTCGGTTAATCCGGCAATGGTTTTAGCGGGGTTCAGCCCCATATCTTTTGCGATGGCTTCTAAAAATGCTTTGCGCGTCCATGTGCTTTTGCACTGCACATAAAAGGCGCGGTGTTTGTTGGCTGCGTATGACGCGCTGAATGATTTCCCCAATCCTGAAAAGCCGTAGAAGCAAACGATACCCGGCAGGCCGTGTGCTCGCTCCATCGCTCTGACCAGTGTCTGGTTGCAGAGTGCGACATTGGTAATTCCCGCAATGCTTGTTTGTGTCATAATCGTTTCCGCTTGTTTGATTTTCCGTCAGTTGCCGCTGGCGGTTTTTTATTGGCCGGTTGCCCCGGTTCGCATTTCTATTAGCAATTTCCCGGACTGCCACGCGGCAGATCCGTAGAAGTTGCGTGCCCACTTTGTTTCTTCTTCTGTTGCTGTTCCGTTCTCCATTTTTGTGTTGATGTCTGCCCAGAATTGATAGCGCTCGGCCATCCCTGTGGGCGCGTTTAACCCCCGGTTAAATTCCGCTTTAACTACGTTGGCTTTTTCAGCGGGTGCTGATGTTTGGATGCTTTGAAGTTCTTTAGCTGCTGCGGCTTTGTCGAACCATGCTGGTAGGTTGTTTTGTGATTTTTGGTCGTTTAGTGCGTGTGTGGCTGCTGTTAATCCGGCACTCGTGTGCTCGGTTTCTGGGCGCGGGAACTGACGCACTTTGTTGGCGCGTTCTTCGGCTGCGCGGTGATCTAAAATTTGTTGTGCAACGTCGCGTTTGGTCACACGTTTTGCGGCTGCTTTTAATTGGCGTTTACGCTCTTGCACTTGTTCGCGCTGGATCTCTTTTGCAGCGACGGCAACGTCTGTTCGGCTAACGCCGGTAATGGCTGGGTCTTCTGCTGTGCAGAGGTAATTGCCGTCGATGTCGTAGACATAGATTCGACCTATGTCGGCTTCGTCGTAATAGGTGTTTACTTGGTCGCCGGTGTGCGCCGCTAGTTGTGCGTGTATATAGATGCTGCCGTTGAGTTTGATGCCTTTTTTGCCGACTGTGCGGGTGCCTGCTGGCTCGCTTAGCAATACGTCTAGTGCGCGCTCATTCGTGATGGTGCGAATGCTGCCGATGTAGTTGGCTGCCATTTGGTTGGGCGAACATTTCAACTCTGAATGACGGCGGGTGTGGTATTCATGCTCTAGCCATCCATCGCAGAATGTTTGCAGCTCTGCTGATGACATTTTGACTTCGATGAGCTGGTCTTTTTTGAATAAGCGATCGCTAAAAGTATTTCGTGCTTCGATGGCTGAGCGCTCGGCTACGTTGTGGCCAATAAATCCGGGTAATAGCTCGGCTACATCGTGGCTAAAAGTGCGGAATACGCGTTCGATGTGTGGCTTTTTCCAGCCCTGAAATGGTGGACAACGATCGACGTCTACACCGACCATTCGTAAGATGCCGGTGATCCAATCGGATTTATAATCTGAGCCGTTATCCGCCTTGACGGTTTCGGGTACGCCCCATGCAAGTATGGAACGTCGAATAACAGCAGCAACGCCTTTGCTATTGGATGTTGGCATGACAACAAACATGACGCGGCGGCTATAAACTTCGATAGCACCGATGATGGTATAGCGGCCATCAGTGAGCATGAGATCTGCGGGGGTTGAGTCCATTTCCCAAAGCTGGTTTAGCGCGATGACGTGTTCGGATGCAGAGCCTTGGGCATCCATGTATTTGTTTTTCCATGCGTCTGGATTGGTGACGGCCATGAATACTTGCTTGTTTTCGTCTTTCCATTTGGCTACCCAATCGCACAGGCGTCGCTCGCTGGGGACTGATACGCCGGTAGCTGCAAACTCAGCACGAATAGCTTTGTGCAGTGTTGAGCTTTTGGCGTGTGGGTGCTCTACGAGCATGCCGATGACGTACTCGCGCAGCTCTGGCTGGCTGTCGATTAGGCCGCTGCCGCGACGATGTGCGCCGATGTCTTCGCACAGGTAGGCGATGCCCTTCTCGCGGATGATTTTTTCCCAGCGGTAAAGCGATGCGCGACTGCATTTAGTAACGACGTCCCGGATCTCGGCTGATATTTCGATGTCGTTACGGTTATAGAGCGCTGAAAATTCAGCGAACGCTTTGCCCTTGGTCATACCGGTTGCCCGGAGGAACTCGGCTACGATGCTCATTAGGCAATTGATAGCGTCAACTTTGACGCGCTGGTACGGCTTAAGCTGGTGATATAGCACGAGCGATTCTTGGCGGCTGGCTGACTGATTTGAAGCGATTTCAGACAGTGCCTGCGATGTTTCGCTATTGCGTGCAGCAGCTGCGGCGCGTTTGCCGTTGCTGATTTTTAGCGCACGCTGCGTCTCGACTGGCAAGCTGCTGATGTGGTATTCGTTGCCTTTGCCAGCGGCACGCGGGCGGCTTAGCCATGTTTCTTTTTGCGAGCGGATCTGTATCGCTCGGTCAGTCGCAGGTAGGCCTGTGATGCCCGATAGCTGCTGAGCTGTGAACCATTCGCTCATTGGTCGCCATCCTCATCAAACAAACCGAGTTCTGGGGTGGCGTAAGACTCAACGCGTGCGTGATGGCCTGCGATCCCAGTCATGACGTTGCGTAGTTCGCGTAGGGTTTGATCGCCAGAGGCTTTGCCTTTGTAGAACTCTTCAAGCACTTTTAATGCGTCGTTAAACGAGCTGTTAAGTGTTAGTAAATCATTGTCGTTGGCTGGCTTGGCTGTTGGGATGTCGACTAACAGTTTGTGACCGCTGGTTGCTAAAAACTGTGTGACATAAGACGCGCCTGTTGATAACTCAAACGGGCGAATCATGTTGGCGGGTAGACGGCCAGATTCAAGCCATTTGTAAAGCGTCCAGTGATTAGGCATCCCCATGTCACATGCAATTTGCTCAACGCTTTTGTTTTTACGCACACGACCAAATTCAACGCACAATTCCATTGCGTTGCACAGTGATGTGGGGGCTGTACGCTTCCAATTTCGTTTCGCCATTGGGTGTTCCTCTTTTTCTTATGTTCCAAACAAAAACATGCTCTGCATCTATACGGCGCTGAGTGCGCGAATTACCGTATAAGCCATCAACTACGATAAAAAAGGGGCGGCATCCTATGAGGCATTTCTATAAACTGTTGGCGTTGCGTGTTTACTCCGACGAATCGGGGTAGGTTCGCTGTAGCGACTAGGCCAAATGACATCGGGCGTAGTACCTAAAAACTCGGCAACGATCTTTTCGAGCTTTGGGTACTTGAGGTGCAGTACGTTTGCGAACGTGCGCGGGTTGTAATCGTTTGCGCGTGCTAAATCAGACATGCTGACGCCGCGTTTACGGATCGCGGCTTTGATGTCTTCTTTATGCCAGTCGCTGATCGGGCGAGTCTCTGACTTGCTCATTTTTTTGGCCTCTTGCTAATGACTTTCGTTTAACGCTTTATCTAATCGGTTTGGATAAGTTAGCCGGAATCAGCGCAATGATCAAGCCACAATCGGCGCATTTCGTATTTAAAATGCGCTTAATTTTGCTTAATTTCGCTATCTTATTGATTTTAAAGGGATTATTTAAAGCGAAAAGCAGCGTAAACATTTGCTAATTTTTCGGATTCGGCATGAAGAAAAACGAAACGATAATGGATTTAGCGCAAAGGATTCGCGAGTGCGCTGATATTTGCGGAGGGGTTGGTGCTCTTGCGCAGAAATCGGCAATACCTAGACGAACGCTGGATTCCTATCTGGCTGGTGGAAGTGAACCTAAGTGGTCGAACTTATGCGCAATAGCTAAAGCTGCAGTTGTTAACTACGACTGGATCATGGATGGCGCTGGGCCGATGACTGACTCTGCTAGTGGGTATGGTAGTGATATGATTGCAGAGCCAAGCAGTCCATATGGTTATGCTCCCGCAGATGACTACGCGTTTATCCCTGGGTATAGCATTCAGGTGAGTGCTGGCGTAGGTATAACAACGGATGACGAAAGCGTCACCCGCCGCCTAGCGTTTAGAAAAAACTGGTTAAAATTCAGAGGCTTAAACGAAAAAGATTTGGTTGTTGTATTTGCTAAAGGCGACTCGATGGAGCCGACAATTAGCGATAACAACACGATAATGGTCGATACAAGCGATGCTATGCCGCAGGACGGTCGCATGTATGTCATTCGCGTTGATGGCCATCTCTTGGTTAAACGCACGCAGATCGTGCCTGGTCAGGGCGTACAACTGCTGAGCGACAATAAAGACTACCCACCGATGATGGTAAAAATGATTGACGGTGATGAGTCGATTCAATTTATCGGTCGTGTTGTGTGGGTTGGTAAGGATGTCTAAAAGTAAGCGTCCAAATTCTAAATAGCGTTGGCGCTTAGAATTGGACGCTATCAAATGTGTTTTTCGTTTTACCTCCCTGTAAGCCCCATTAATACTGGGTTCGTCCCATCAATTCCCGTTAAATCTCGTTTGTTCCCGGTTTAGCCGTCTATCTCAGGGTATCTGTCTGGTTACAGGATGTCCGCCGGAGCCGGTTACCGAAAAATCCAGTAAATATCGGGCGTTCGGCCCAGAAAAGCGCGAAGCAGGGGGATGGGCCGTCCGCCCGGGGGACGCAGTCCACCAAAGAGGGCAACAGTTATCGGGGCTCCGCCCCCGGCCCCATGCAAGGAGAGGTTTCTCCTTACGATCCTCTCTTCTCGGCGCATCCGGCTTCATCCAGCCAACGGCAGTCATTATGCGACACGCAAAACAATCGGCCCCGGAGCGACCTTTTACAGTATCCATTTTTTTGTATCGCTCCGGGGCAAGGTTTTGCTCTAAAGGCCGCAGAATAACTTTGTTGTCTGGCGCCGCACGCATGCCGATTAAAAGAAAATCCGAACAACCGCATTTCAAATCAGGCGGTGTTAGAGAGGCGAAATAGCCAAGCAGAAATTTGATCTAAAGCTAGTTTGACTACTCATTAAAGGACTGCCCCGCACGACTTCTCAAAAGAACGGTATCGCGGAGAGGTTATGCGCCTCTGGGGCCGCCGGGATTTACGTTAGATTTGCAGGTAACGTGAGGCAGGAGCCGGTTACCGAAAAATCCAGTAAATATCGGAGGTTCGGCCCAGAAAAGCGCGAAGCAGGGGGGTGGGCCGTCCGCCCGGGGGACGCAGTCCGCCAAAGAGGGCAACAGTCATCGGGATAAAGTTAAAGCCTGCCCACAAGTGTGGCTACGTCTTCATAAACGACTTACATTCAAGTCTCAAACTCAGCTCTTATATTCAAATCCCGTTCGGGGCTGAGCTTGAGAGTTGAGCTGGAAAGTTGAGCTTGAAAGTTGAGCTGGAAAGTTGAGCTGGAAAGTTGAGCTGGAAAGTTGAGCTGGAAAGTTGAGCTGGAAAGTTGAACTTTTAATAAACGCGATTAAACGCATGACTCCATGCCCGTAGTGGCACCTCTACCTGTATCCACTGGCACACCCCTTGCTACTTACCTTCTATCAGTGACTTCAGTGTCAGGAGTTTGACATGTTGGACGGTAAGACTATTTTGGTCACGGGCGGCACCGGTTCGTTTGGGCATGCTTTTATTCCAATGACGTTAGAAAAATATAATCCTAAGAAGATCATCGTGTTTTCTCGTGATGAGATGAAGCAATGGGAGATGGCGAAGCTTTTCGAGAATGATCATCGTGTTCGTTTTTTTATTGGTGATGTTCGCGACAAAGACCGCTTGTATCGCGCGCTAGATGGTGTGGATTATGTTGTTCATGCGGCGGCTACCAAGATTGTTCCTATTGCTGAATACAATCCCTTTGAATGCGTAAAAACGAATATTAATGGCGCGATGAATGTGATCGATGCCTGTATTGATCATGGCGTTAAGGGCTGTGTCGCTTTATCAACAGATAAGGCCAGTTCGCCGGTCAACTTGTATGGGGCTACGAAGCTGGCGTCGGATAAGTTGTTTGTTGCTGGTAATGCGTATTCTGGGGAGCATGGTACGCGCTTTTCTGTAGTTCGGTATGGCAATGTGATGGGGTCACGCGGTTCGGTGATTCCGTTTTTTATGTCGATTAAAGATAAGGGTATTTTGCCGATCACGGATGATCGCATGACGCGGTTTATGATTTCGCTTGATGATGCGGTAGATCTTGTCTGGCACGCTTTCGATGATATGGTGGGTGGTGAGGTGTACGTTAAGAAGATCCCATCTATGAAGGTGACGGACCTTGCCCGTGTGGTTGCGCCAGAAGCTCGTCAGGATGTGGTGGGCATTCGTCCCGGTGAGAAGTTGCACGAGCAAATGATTGGCAGTGAAGACTCATATCACACCTACGAATACGACGAGCATTTTAAGATTTTACCGGCGATCAATGGCTGGGATCACTGCCCAGAGCGTATAAAGAATGGTCGTCTGGTAGCAGAAGGGTTTACCTATTCGAGCGATAATAATACCGAATGGATGACGGATGCTGAGTTACAAGCGTGGATAGACATCAACCGGAATAAAATCGGAAATATTTAATGATGATCCCTTATGGAAAACAGGACATTTCAGCTGAGGATATTGCCGCTGTCAGTGAGGTTCTGCGTTCTGATTTTTTAACTCAAGGGCCGGTTGTTCCAAGATTTGAAGAAGCCGTCGCTGAGGCTGCCAAGGCTAAGTACGGTGTGGCAGTAAACAGTGCGACCTCTGCGCTTCACATTGCTTGTTTAGCTTTAGGCGTGGGGCCGGGGGATCGTGTGTGGACAACACCGGTCACCTTTGTTGCTTCTGCCAATTGCGCTTTGTACTGCGGCGCTGACATCAGTTTCGTTGATATTGATCCTGATACCTACAATCTATGCCCGAAGGCGCTTGAGCAAAAGCTTATAGTCGCCAACGATGAAGGCACCCTCCCTAAGGTTATTATTCCCGTCCACTTGGCTGGGCAGTCGTGTGATATGGAAGCGATTGCTGCCTTGGCCAGGCAATATGATATTCGTGTGATCGAAGATGCCTCTCACGCCATTGGGGCAGACTATGCCGGTGACGCGGTAGGATCTTGCCGCTTTAGCGATATTACCGTGTTCAGTTTTCATCCGGTAAAAATCGTGACCACGGCTGAAGGGGGAGTGGCAGTTACGAATAATCTTCAATTGGCGGAACGTATGCAGCGTTTACGCTCACACGGTATTACGCGAGATCCTGAGTTGATGACAAAAGCACCGGACGGTGCTTGGTATTATCAGCAAATCGAATTGGGTTTTAATTATCGAATGACTGAGATGCAAGCGGCGTTAGGCTTAAGCCAAATGCAGCGCTTATCTTTGTTTGTTAAGCGTCGTCGAGGGTTGGCAAAAAGATACAACGAATTACTCTCTGATTTACCGGTCACTTTGCCTCAGCAATTAGCAGATTCGGCGTCTTCTTGGCATTTATTCATTGTGCGTTTCAACTTAAATAAGATAGGCAAGACTCAGTCGCAGATATTTGATGAATGTCGTGCTGCGGGAATAGGTGTGAACTTACATTATATACCTGTTCATCTTCAGCCATATTATTCTGATCTTGGGTTTAAGCAAGGAGACTACCCGGCGGCAGAAGCTTATTACGCGAATGCCATAAGCATTCCGTTGTTTCACTCCATGACGGATACACAACAGGATGAAGTCGTTAGAGTGGTGAAGGAGATTGTTTTATGAGCTGTGTGGCGATCATTCCTGCAAGAGGTGGCAGTAAACGAATTCCGGGGAAAAATATTAAACCTTTTTTCGGTAAGCCAATGATTGCTTGGTCAATCGAGGCGGCTAAGGCATCGGGGTTATTTGATCGTATTGTGGTGTCTACGGATGATCCGGACATTGTTGAGGTGGCCAAGCAGTATGGCGCTGAAGTCCCGTTTATACGCCCTCCAGAATTAGCGGATGATTTTACGCCGACGATTCCGGTCATTGCTCACGCGATTAATACCCTAAATGAGCAGGGGGATACCATTACTGAAGCCTGTTGTATTTACGCCACTGCGCCTTTTATCCGTAAAGACGATCTTATTGAAGCGCATCGACAGCTTCAGAGTGGTGATTGGAAATATTGTTTTACCGTTACTGAATTTGCCGCCCCAATTTTTAGAAGCTTTGAAGCGGATGAGAGTGGCGCAGTGTCTATGTTTTGGCCTGAGCATTTTGAAACACGTTCGCAAGATTTACCGGAAGCCTTACATGACGCCGGACAATTTTATTTTGGGCGTGTGGATGCATGGCTAGAAGGGGCGGTATTTTTTGCTAAACACGCAACGGGATATCGCATCCCGCGTTGGCGCGTGCAGGATATTGATACCGCAGACGATTGGACCAGAGCAGAAAGCATGGCGGCAATGTTAATTGAGAGTACCGAGGCAAAGATGTGAACGTCGTTTTTCGGTGTGATGCGTCACTTGAGATAGGAACTGGCCATGTCATGCGTTGCCTTACTTTGGCCGATGCTCTGACGTTGCGTGGTGCTGAGTGTGAATTTATGTGCCGTGATCATGACGGTAATATGATCTCGCACATTGAATCACTCGGCTATCGAGTTCATACGCTGGCTAGCGCATCTTTTAATAAGGGTGACATAAGCAATACGGGTGAAGTGAGTGACGCGCTAGAGAGTGAGTTAGCGCATGCTCACTGGTTAGGTTGTTCGCAAGTACAAGATGCCGAGCGGTGTTTGCAGGCACTAGCAGGGCAAACTTTTGATTGGCTGGTGGTTGATCATTATGCCTTAGATCACACTTGGGAAGTCAGGTTTAATGCTCAGGTGAAGCAGATCATGGTGATTGATGACCTCGCTGATCGAAGGCATCAATGTGATGTGTTGTTTGATCAAAATTACTACGGTGATGCGGCAGCTGAGCGCTATCTACAAAAAAGCTTAGAAAAAGGTTTAGTACAAGATACAACCACCTTACTGCTTGGGCCAGAATACGCATTAATACGACCCGAGTATCGTGAGCTTAGAGAAAAGCTGATCTTAGAAAAAGAGACGCGTGAAAACGCCTTTGATAATGCGGGTAAAATAGAACGGGTATTGGTGTTTCTGGGCGGCAGTGACCCTGATGATGTGACCGGAAAAGTCGTCGCAGGCCTGTGCCGGGATGAGTTTACGTCAGTGTCTTTTGATGTGGTTGTTGGCGTTAACTATGCCTATAAACATGAGCTGGCAGCAAGCACTGAAAACCGGGGCAATATATACATTCACTGCGGGCTACCTTCGTTAGCAGGCGTAATGAGTGAGTGCGATTTAATGATTGGTGCCGGCGGCAGCACCAGCTGGGAGCGTATGTGCTTGGGATTACCAGCATTAGTCACATGCATTGCTGAAAATCAGCGTGAGTATACTTACGCATTGGCAAGGGATGAGTTTTTGATGTTATTGCCTGATGCCAAAGAGTTACTCCCGGATCAAGTCGCAGACGCTTTGTTATTGTGTATGAAAAATAACATCAAATTAAAAGTAATGAGTTTAAAAGGCATGAGTTTAGTGTCCGGATTGGGTCTGGAATCTGTGTGTGAATGTCTATTCGGTGACTAAAGACATCCATTGAGTTTAACGATACCGAAAATCGACTCTGACAAGGCAATAGGTGAAGCATTGGCGTACAAAATTACCATCATTACGGATCAGTCGAGTTGGTTGTTGCCGTATATTCAGGATGTGAAAGCTCAGTGGCAGCTATTGGGTCATGAGGTTATTTTGTGTCATGCCAATATGGATCTGGCCGGTGGTGATTTCTGCTTTTGTTTAAGTTGCTCTGATTTAATCACTCAAGAAAAGCGTAAATTATATCGAAATACACTAGTGGTGCATGAAAGTGACTTGCCTCAAGGGCGTGGCTGGGCGCCGGTTGCTTGGCAAATATTAGCCGGACAAAAGACTATTCCTGTTGTGTTATTAGAAGCAGAAGACACTGTCGATAGCGGAGTGATCTACTTAAAAGACAGCATCACCTTAACAGGCGCAGAATTGAATTCTGAATGGCGTGAATTACAGGCTCAAGCAACTTTCCGGTTGTGTAATCAATGGTTGAGTGAGTACCCCAGTGTGTTAGATCTTGCCGTTCAACAAACGGGAGAGCCAACGTATTTTTCAAAGCGCTTACCTAAAGACAGTGAGCTAGATGTGAACATCAGCCTCGCTGAACAATTCGATTTACTCCGGGTAGTCGATAATGTCAGATATCCAGCATTTTTTAATCATGCCGGTAAGCGCTACAAATTAACGATAGAGCGAGTGGAGGGAGATGATGACTGATGCCTGCATTGAAGCGCCTACTAAAATCGAACCTCTAACCTATATCGTCGCCAGTAATAAAGGTTGGCACTACCCGGAGTTTGAGAAGCTAAAAGCTTCACAGCAAGGTGTGTGGTTATGGGCGTCGGATACTCAAGAGCTTGTCTCTGCATTAGCTCAGAATGCTTCTATTCGTTATGTGTTTTTCTTGCACTGGAGTGAACGAGTCGCGGATAACGTTTGGAAAAACGTGCCTTGTGTTTGTTTCCATATGACCGACCTGCCTTACGGACGCGGTGGTAGCCCGCTGCAAAATTTAATTGTCCGTGGACACTCAGACACTAAATTGACAGCCTTTCGGATGGTGGAAGCAATGGATGCTGGCCCTGTTTATTTAAAGCGGGATTTGTCGTTGGCGGGTAGTGCCGAAGACATCTATGTGCGTGCCGGTCAACTTAGCGCCGCGATGATTCGTGACATTGTTGCTGCTCAGCCAGAACCGGTTGAGCAAGAAGGTGATGTTGTGCTTTTTAAGCGCCGAACACCGGTTGAAAGTGAGCTTCCTAACGACGTCTCTCGATGCGATATTTATGATTTTATTCGTATGTTGGACGCGGATGGATACCCTCATGCGTTTGTTGATCACGGCAATATGAGAATACATTTTACTGACGCTGAATTAACGCCTGAGGGCGTGACGGCCAAGGTTTGCATTAGTGAGCAAGCAGGAATAATTAACAATGACATTTGAGATAAATGGACGCCGCATAGGCCCAGATTGCCCGCCTTATATTATTGCTGAATTATCCGCGAACCATAACGGTGACATAGCGCAGGCATTAAAAACCATTGATGCTGCAGCCAAAGCGGGCGCTTGTGCGATTAAGATTCAAACCTATACCGCCGATACCATGACCATTGATTGCGACTTACCGGATTTTAAAATTGAAGGTGGGTTATGGGATGGCTACAAGCTGTATGATTTATACACGTGGGCACAAACCCCTTTTGAGTGGCACCAAGCTATTTTCGCTCACGCTAAAAAGGTAGGCATTACGCTCTTTTCAACCCCGTTTGATGAAAGCGCCGTTGAATTATTAGAGTCGTTAAATACTCCGGCGTATAAAGTCGCGTCATTTGAACTGACGGATTTACCGTTAATTCGTTGTATCGCGGCGACTGGGAAACCCATGATTATGTCCACCGGGATGGCGACGTTAGACGAGATACACGAAGCCGTTGAGGCTGCGCGCTCTGCCGGATGCAACGACTTAGTATTGTTACATTGCATTAGTAGTTATCCCGCGCCTATGGATCAGGCGAATCTAAAACAAATGGATATTATCCGTCAGACTTTTGGTGTGACGGTGGGGTTATCTGATCACACTTTAGGCACAACGGCGTCGGTGGCAGCAGTGGCATTAGGCGCGTGCGTGATTGAAAAACATTTTATTTTGGATCGTACTGAGAAGGGCCCAGACAGTGAGTTTTCGATTGAGCCTGCTGAATTATCTGGTTTGGTAAACGATGCAAACGATGCGTGGTCTGCTTTAGGTAATGGTGAGTTTTCACGCCAGCCTGCGGAGTCTTCTAATACCATTTTTAGACGTTCCTTGTATTTTATTAAAGACTTACCGGCAGGCCATAGAATTGGCCCTGAAGACATTCGGCGTATTCGTCCGGGTTATGGTCTAGCACCAAAATATTACGATGAACTATTGGGGCGTCGTCTGAAGCAGCCTGTGGTTCGAGGCACAGCCACGAGCTGGGAGATACTAGATGACTAATACAGTACTGGTGATTGCCGCACATCCCGATGATGAAGTGTTGGGGTGTGGTGGCGCTATTGCGCGTCATACGGCATTAGGTGATCAAGTGCATGTGTTGTTTATGGCAGATGGTGAAACGTCGCGTACCTCACTTGTTAAAGATTTAGAAGAAAAACGACGTCATGCAGCGCAGGGTGCGTTGGATGTTCTTGGCGTTGGCGAGCGTATTTTCCTTGATTGGCCCGATAACCGGTTAGATACGATTCCCATGCTTGATTTAGTACAAAGCATCGAGCCGGTCATCATGAGGCTTCGCCCAGATATTATTTATACACATTTTGAAGGTGATCTGAATGTTGATCATCAGAAAACTGCTCGCGCCGTATTTACGGCGTGCCGGCCTCAGCCTGAATTTTCAGTGACAAAAATTATATGTTTTGAGGTGTTGTCCAGTACCGAGTGGAATCCGACTCAACACTTTACCCCTAATTATTGGGTGGATGTATCGGATTATTTATTAGTCAAAGAAGAAGCATTATCCTTTTACGATACAGAAATGCGTGAGTATCCTCACTCTCGCTCTTATCAAAACATGCGGCAATTGGCCGGTGTACGAGGCGCAACTATTGGTGTTGAGTACGCAGAGGCCTTTATGATTGTACGAATGATCGAGCGTTAATCATGCAACGTGTCTTGATAGTGGGTTGTGGAAGAATTGCCGGTGGCTTTGATGAACACCGTGATCCAACACTTTTTGCACTAACGCATGCTGGTGCTTATAGCAAACGTGATGATGTTAAGGTGGTGGCGTGTGTTGATCCTAACCTTGAGTTGGTGAAAGCCTTTGCTCAGCGCTGGAATATCCCTGCGATGTATTCTTCATTGGCAGAAATACCGCCCACAGAACAGTTCGATATTATCAGTGTGTGTGTGCCGACGGCTTTTCATGAGGAAACAATTTGTCAGGTGCTTGAGCTTTCTCCGCGTGCTTTATTTATTGAGAAACCTATTTCGATGTCAGCGGCCAACAGTACTGAGTTAATCTCACGCTGCAAAGATAAAGGTATTCCAGTATTGGTTAATTACAGCCGTCGTTGGGATACGCAAGTGAATACCTTCTTTGATGAGCTTCGTTCAAGAAAATACGGCGAATTACGAAGTGTGGTGGCTATTTATAATAAGGGTATTCGTAATAATGGGTCTCATATTATCGATTTGTTATTCAACCTGTTTGGAACGCTTCAACCTATTTGGTCTGAGGTACGGCTTGCTAGTTCAGCTCATGAGACCACAGCTCATGAGACCACAACTCATGAGACAGTCCTAGATCCAGATATTAATGCAATTTTACGTGGGCCAAATCAGGAGAGCATACATCTAGTTTGCACTGATGCCACTGACTTCTCACAATTTGAATTACAGATTTTAACCAGTGATGCTGAACTGCGAATGCTTGATGGCGGCGCACGCTGGTCGGTACGTAAAAAACAAGCCAGTCCGGAATTTTCAGGTTATTCCCGCTTAGGTGAGGAAGAGTATGTTTCGGGTGGTTACTTGCCCGTGATGGAAGCAGCCATTAAGCAGTTAACCTCAGATGTACACGCGAATGTGCTGTCGTATGGATCGGCAGAGAGTGCATTACAGGTTGAAGAACTATGCGAACAATTGATTAGGCAGGCATATGAAAAACATTGATGAGTTACGTGCTCAAACATTGGCTGAAGCTGGCGGGCAGCCTGTTATTCAAACACCGTTTCAGCGTTACAACAGTTTAGGCAAAGAAGAACAAGTCGCCGTACAGCAGGTAATGGAAAGCGGCGTGCTGTCGCAGTTTCTTGGATGTTGGCATGAAGATTTTTACGGCGGTTCAAAAGTTCGTGAGTTTGAAGCGGACTGCTGTGAATTCTTTGGTGTAAAACATGCGATTACCGTAAATTCTTGGACGTCTGGTTTAATTGCTGCTGTCGGCGCGTTAGATATTGAGCCGGGTGACGAGGTGATTGTTAGCCCGTGGACTATGTGTGCAAGCGCTACCGCTATATTGCAGTGGAATGCAATTCCTGTGTTCGCCGATATTGATCCGTTAACCTTTAATATCGACCCCGCGTCAGTACGCGCGAATATTACTGAAAAAACCAAAGCCATTATGGCGGTCGATATTTTTGGACAGTCGGCGGATATGGATGCATTACGAGCCATCGCTGATGAATTTGATCTTAAAATTATTTCAGATACGGCTCAGGCGCCGGGGGCTTTTTATAAAGGCAAACCCGCCAGTACGCTCGCAGATATTGGCGGCTACAGCTTAAATTATCACAAGCATATTCATACTGGTGAAGGTGGTGTGATTGTGACCAATGATGATGCGCTCGCTGAGCGTATGCGTTTAATTCGTAATCACGCAGAAGCGGTATTGCCGGATCGTGAAGCGATGCCCATTAACAATATGCTGGGCTATAACTTTCGCTTGGGTGAAATTGAATGTGCCATTGGTATTGAGCAGCTTAAAAAGTTACCGGCGCTGGTGGCGTCTCGGCAGCATTTGGCTGAACGCTTAGCGGATGGGCTTCGTGGTCTTGTGGGGTTAACGGTGCCTACGGTGGCAGAAGGGAATACGCATGTGTATTACATGTTTCCTTTATTGGTGGATACAACGCTTACAGGTTGCAGTAAACATGAATTGGCCAGCGCACTAAAATCCGAAGGTTTGGAGCTTGCGACTGTGTATCAGAATCTTCATTTACTGCCGATGTACCAGCAGAAAATTGCGTACGGTCATCATGGTTTTCCATGGACGGCTGAGTTTGCTCGTCAGTCGGTCAGTTATGAGAAGGGTATTTGTCCGGTGGCTGAAGAGATGAACGACACCAGCTATTTAGGTTTTGGTATGTGTACTTTTAGCCTAAGTGATGATGACGTTGATTTGATTATCGAGGCCTTTCATAAAGTTTGGGCCCATAAAGTGGCCAGTCGCTCGGCGTAACTTCACTCAGTATAATGTGGGGAGAATTTGTATGGCACTAACGACGATTAATAAGCTTTCATTACGAGAGCAATTTGAAGCGAATCTTATTGTGTCTAAAGGAGATATGCTTATTCGCACTTTCCAAGAGAAAGACATTACGCCACGTTATATCTCTTGGTTGAATAATCCCGAGGTTGTCCGCTTTAGCAATCAACGTTTTATTACCCACACTGAATCAAGCTGTCAGAGTTTTTATCGTTCAATGGCATCATCGCCATCAAGCTTTCTTGCCATTGAGCATGCCGAGTATGGGCATGTTGGTACGCTGACTGTGCACTTTAATGATCATCATGGTACCGCTGATATGGGAATTTTGGTCGGTGAACCTTCCATCTGGGGAAAAGGGGTTGGCATTACCGCATGGATGCTTGCCATGACTACAGCATTGAAGATTCCAAGAATGCGTAAGGTGACTGCAGGTACATTAGCGTGTAATACAGGGATGCTATCTATTATGCGCAAGTCTGGGATGGTGATGGATGGCATTCGTGTGAATCAGGAGCTAGTGGAAGGCAGGCCCTACGATATGCATTATTACGCGTGTTTTTCTGATGATTCCTGAAGATTATTTCTCTAAAGGCAATGTCTCTAAAGGCAATGTTTCTGAAGGTCATGCTCCTAGAGGTCATGCTCCTAAAGGAAAAGTCGCTGTCATTGCTCATGATGCAGGCGCAGCGAATCAAATCATTCATTGGTTTATTCAAGGTGATTTATCTCCAGAACTCGCCTATTTTTCCTTGTCTGGCCCTGCCTTAGTTTTGGCTAGAAAAGCGTTGGCTGAAAAGTCTGCATTCATTTTCCAAAATCATTCGATCACTGATGCCATCGCTCAATCTGATTGGGTATTGGCAGGCACGGGGTGGGCTAGCGAGTATGAAAAAGAAGGTATGGCGGAGGGGATTCGTCAGCATAAAATAACCATTGCCGTATTTGATCACTGGGTGAATTATGAACCCAGGCTGAAATATCAGGATCGCATTTTAGATATTGATCAAATTTGGGTAACCGATGTGTATGCTCAGGTATTGGCAGTAGATGTGTTTCCTGAGATTGTTACTCATGTAATGCCAGGGCGGTATTTAACCTATGAATCTAGCCGAGTACAGGGTGATGGGGTTAAAGGGAACATTCTTTTTTTAATGGAGCCGGTTAGAGTATCTTGGCAGGGGGTTGCTCATGGTGAGTTCCAAGCATTCCAGTTTTTTTTAGATCACCTAGCACTAATCTCAACGCACGCTCCATATAATATAATCATCCGTCCTCATCCGTCTGACCCTGAGGGTAAGTATCAAGCGTTACTGCAAACAAGTGATGACTTTACGATCACAGTGTCGTCCGATACGTCCTTATATGAAGCACTCTCTACTGCTGAGGTTGTTGTCGGGCTAAATAGTTATGCCATGGTGGTGGCATTAGCGGCAGGACGAAAAGTATGTAGTGTCTTGCCTCCGACGGCCCCGGCGTGTGTTTTACCACAGCCGGGTATCATTGAGTTGCGCACACTGATTTAGGCGAGTTAGCTACTCTGCGTAGAGATGCTCGTTCGAAACGATATCTTCACGAATCCAAGGGTCAGAGTTGTCGGGGTAATTTTTACTGGTGATACTGTGAAAGTGTTCAGGTAGGTCTTTCAAAAACCCTTCAAAGTTACTTTTCCACTCATTGATAAACTCAGTACGTTTGTTTGCATCATTAATGGATAAGGTGTGTGCGGCGGCGATGTTTAGGTAGTGCCAGACAGACCCCCTGAGAAAGAATGCTAGGTTGCCATATTTTGGGAATATTCCGGTCATTAAATGCATATTAAGGTTGTGACATGTTTTGAATATTGATTCAGGGTCAGTGTGTTCAAAATGTTTTAAACATGTCAGCAGTGATGTCGCCATTTCTTTCAATGACTTATCGAGAAAATTGATTCTTGCGCGTAATTCTTTTTGGTTAAATGGTGTACCAATAAGCGTGTCAATAAACTCTGAGATATTTTTATCTGGCTTCTCTGCAAAGTAGCTATGGATATCATCTGGCGTCCAGTATTCGGTATCGCAAATTTTTACCCCTTCAGAACAGGTAATGTTACGGCGATTCGCTTGTAAGCTACGAATTTTCATTGATTGCTCAGCACTCATCCGCGAGGTGTTGTACATCGGTATGGTGTACATTTTTTCGCCGTGTACTGATTCGGTTTCTACCAAGCTTTCAAAGTTTCGCTTAATGGCGGATTGAATAGCGTCACTCATTTTGTCTGAGAAATAGATACTGGTTTTTGAGTGATGTTGAGTCCTTTCTGGAAAACCAAAGTCCATACCGTATAAAAAGATGTCTTGAATGCCAAAGTGCGTAGCGATAGCTATCCCGGTATTTGTACAAGTGGGTGTAGCACGGTGAACAATGTTCTCTTGTGTGGTGAACATTGTGGCTAGCGCGGTTGAGTCTTTCAAAAAATACGTTCTTCGTTCAAACAAAGAGAAGACATTCGGCGGAACTTGCAGTGCTGCAATGAGTAGGGTGTTCTTGAAGAAGTCAGGGTTGATAATGTTTGATAGATGTTCATGAGTGAGCATGTGCGATTCTATTTCTACATGAATATCTGGAACCAATCCACACGCCAGCAAGCTATGAACAGATGTGCCACAAGAAATTAACAGTACTTTATCGCGGTAGCGGGTGATTTCATTGACGCGCATATCAAACGAAGGCCCTGCCCCAACTATGATCGTAGGTAGGCTGGTATCTATGTCACTGAACTCCAGTGGGGAGATACCCGCCCCAATATTATGTAGGGCGTTATTGAGTTGATTAATCTCATCATCGTAGTAGCCCCACTGGTTGAGAAAGAAGTGCATATCTTCGCGGATACTATCAACCAGAGGTTGGTATGTCGCTGAATTGATGTGGTTGTAAAAAAGTGAGCAAAGCGGGTAACTAGGCCCGTAATTAATGAGTAGGTTCCATAATGCAGGGGCTGAAACTTCGGTGGTGGCTATTCCACCAGATGCGATGAGCAAATCAATTTTTTGACCTTTCTTCTGAACTTCTTGGAATATGGATTCCCAGTCGGTGATGTATAAGCTAGCAAAGAAATATTCTGGGTCTGGCTCAAAAATAACAACATTAAGGATTTGAGTCTCTTTCACCATCTTATCTATGTGAATTCCTACCCCACAGCCAAAAAAGACCATTAACGGGTAAAAATCTGGAATCGTGTAGTTAGCGGATAGATCAGATTCGCTTGGTATTTTTTGCGTTAATTCATGCATACGTTTCGAAAAGAAACGGTGGAAACCAAGTTCGCCAGGTACTGGTGGGGTAATGGTCGCAATACTCGACCCTGGCGAAAAATGTTGGCGATACTTTTCTACTTCCTTTTCTGCAAAGGCATGAGCATCTCCTTCGTAAAGGCTAACACGGTCATCCCAGAGATCGACTTTACCGGTATCGCCATCAATATTAAGCGTCAAATGATTAAACGATTCCGTTAGGGCGGTTTGATATAGCGGCTGGTGATGCTTTTCGAAAAACGCCAGATTTTTGTCTTTCAGTGCCATTGCACCAGTAGCTCGGGGGTGTGACATGCAGATTTCTCCTTATTTACTTAAAAGAAGCAGGGATCATGCCACTGGTTTTCTGACACATAGGCGTTTTACTCCAAGATGAATATGTTTTTTCAACACCACTTCGAGAGGTTTTTAGAAGGGTTGATGTTTTGAAAAAATTCGATGTGTCATTCTTTTATCATTAAGGCTCCAAGATTGAGGCTTGTTAACACTTTTTTACAAACTTTTTTCACCTTGTTTTTTCTTCGCGTCAAAATATTTTTTCTATATAAAACAATGTGTTATTGCTTTTGATTGGCTTGTGTCAAGTATGTGTCGCTAAGGGGTAGGCGCTCTCCTTAAATAATTTCTAAAGAACCTCAAGGAGACGCCGTTAAAGGCTATGACAAAGTCAGGCTGAGCCGAACAGCATCGAATGGTGATGCCGGTTCTCTATGAAGCAGGTACAGGAGAAACACTATGCCTCAAATTATTAATACCAACATTGCCTCGCTGAATGCTCAGCGTAACCTCGACAAATCGCAGTCTTCTAACCAGCAAGCTCTGCAACGTCTGTCTTCAGGTCTTCGTATTAACAGTGCGAAAGATGATGCGGCCGGTTTGGCGATTTCTACCCGTTTCACTTCTCAGATTAAAGGTCTAGATGTTGCCGTGCGAAACGCCGGTGATGGTATCGCTCTTGCGCAGACTGCTGAAGGTGCACTGGGTTCTATTAACGAGTCACTGCAACGTATTCGTGAGCTAGCGGTTCAGTCTGCGAACGCCACGAACTCTGACGTTGACCGTGACGCACTTCAGTCGGAAGTGGATCAGCTGGTGGCTGAGATCTCTCGTACTGCTGATGAGACTGACTTCAACGGTCGTAAGTTGTTGGACGGTTCTTTCTCTGCGACTTTCCAGGTAGGCGCGAACGCTGGCCAGACGGTAGATATTTCTATCGGTGAGCTAACGGCTGACAAACTGGGTTCATCTTCTCAGTCTGGTTTAAGTGCACGTGGTACGGATCAATCACTGGGTAACGGTGACTTAACCATTAACGGCGTTGCTGTTCAGGCGTCTCGTGCTGAAGACGATACGTCTTCTACTTCTAATAACTCTGCATCGGCTATCTCTAAAGTTGCAGCGATTAACCGCGTTTCTGATGATACTGGCGTGTCTGCGTTTGTTAACGACAACGTTGCGGCGGGTTCAACTCAGTCTCCAGAAGCAGGTACGGGTACCTTTAAGCTGAACGGTGTTGAGATTTCTTTCTCTACCACTACAGACTCTGCGCAAACGCGTGCCGCGATTTCTCAAGCAATTAACGCGGTTGCTGAACAGACGGGTGTTAGCGCTGTAGATACTGAATCTGGTTCTACCGGTGTGAACTTGGTCGCTGAAGATGGTCGTAATATTCAGATTTCTGATGTGACTTTCTCAGGTACAGACTTTGCCGCAGCGACTGGTCTGGCTGAAGCGGGTACCTATGAAGGTGGTTACACTCTGATTGCTGATGGCGACCAGAAAACCATCGATATTTCTGGTGGTAACGGTACTGGCCGTGGTGATCTTGCAAACGCAGGTTTGACGGCTGGCAGCTACGACCGTGCTGAAGCGGTGTCTGTTTCCACAAAAGTGTCTGACTCTACTCAGTCAACAACTGTTGGCGGCGGTTCACTGGCGAATACTCTAGCCCGTGCTGATTCTGGTGGTACCTTCATTTCAGCAACAGCCGGTACGGCAACCAGTGTTGTAACCTCGACTGCAACCACCGCTCAGATTACTGATAGTGGTGCGTCAGTGACTATCACTCAGGGCACGACTGCAGTTACCTACTCGAATGCGGGTAACCAAGATATTTCTGCCTATGCAGATGCCGCAGAAACGGCAGCAACTACTGCGGGTATCGCTGTTAACTTCTTCGAGCAAGGTTCTCTGGATTTATCTTCATTGGATGTGGGTGACTCGTTCACAATTGGTGCTGTAACCGTCAATGTTGCTGGTACGTCAGCCATCTTACGCGCAGAAAATGTTGTTGATCAGCTGAATGCGGGTGACTTCTCGGCAGACTTAGGTGCAACTGGCTTCTTGAATGCTGAGCTTCAAGGTACGGCTGGTGATGTTAATATTACCTTCCGTAATGAAACCAACTCACCGCTGACTGCTTCTCGCTCTACAGCCGGTGCTGTCACTCTGGGTGGTACAACCATCTCAACCACAGCGACGGGTACCATTATTACTGGTGAGCTAGGCTTCGCATCAACGTCAGCAACTGGTGAAGCGGTTGATGTTGTACTAACTGATGCAGCCGATGACCTTTTGGCAGCAAATGGGACTGTCACTGGTAGCTCGTCTTCGGGTGATGTACTGACCACGACCAATGAAACCAACATCAGTGTTTCAATCGGCGATACAGACGCATCTCCTGCAGCGCCATTGGCAGCGGGTTCTACGGTGGCTGAGTTGGCTCAAGCGGTTGACGGTGTTGCTGGTGTGAAAGCGTATGAAGAGATCACTCTGACGATTGATTCTTCAAACCTTGAGTCTGGTGAACAGCTACGTTTATCTTCTGGCGCGACCAATATTGACGTAACGGCTACTCCAGACAGTGCGGGTAACTTTACCCTGCAAGGTCTCGCAGACGATATTAACGGAACGGATTTCTCAACAGCCAATATGGATGTATCGGCTGCCTACGATGCAGATTCTGGTGAAATCACCATGACTATCCGTAACTACAGTGCAAATACCGTGGGTATTGAATCTGAAGGCGCAAGCGGTGGCGGTATTACTGTTGCTGAAGGCGGCGGTACTACTGTTGGTGAGAACACACTCAACCTATCTGGTGAGCTGAAGTACTTCTCTGAAGATGGCCAAGACGTTAACGTGACCTTGTCTGATCCAACGACGGGTGGTGAGTTATTCACCGGTAAGAGCTCATCTTCAGACTACACAGGTGTGAACGGTCTTGAAGATGGTGACTTGCTGATCAACGGTGTAACCATTGGTGCGGCGGATGTGAATGCGGATAAGGCATCAGCAACTGTATCTTCTGATGGTGCTAAGATCCTGTCTTCTGAGAAATCTCAGTCGGCGATTGCGATTGCTGCAGCCATCAACAAGGTATCTGATGAGACTGGTGTAACAGCCAACGTTAATGCTACCGAGGTGGTGGGCGGCGATGGTACGAACATCGACCTTACTCAGTTTGAGGAAGGCGACCAAGCGGGTATTTATATCAACGGTGTTGAAGTAGGTACAGTGACACTTCAGGCTGACGGTGGCGGTACGCTGGATTCAGACCGGGCACGTGCTGATGCCTTGAACTTGATCAATCAGAACGCTGGTAAGACGGGTGTGACTGCAACAGACAATGGTGTTTCTCTAACACTGAGTGCTGCGGATGGTCGTAACGTCTCTATCGCGATTGATGATAAGTCAGGTTCTAGCGCTTCGATTGGTGCAGTGATGGGCTTGGATGCCGAGGTTGCTGGTATCGGTGAGCAAACTTTCGGTGATGCGTCAGTGGCTAGCGCTGCAACTTCTCCTGAAGCGGCTGCTTACGAAACCACTTACGGTTCTGTTAGCTTGTCTTCTGCGAAGGAGTTCACTCTGGAAGGTGGAGCAAACGGTAACTCTGAGCTAAGTGCAATGGGTCTGGCGACAGGCACATACGGCGGTGGTGAAGATGGTCAGTTCTTATCTGATATCGACATCTCAACCTTCGAAGGTGCTACGGCAGCC